GCCGTTGCCGTTGCCGTTGCCGTTGCCGTTGCCGTTGCCGTTGCCGGAATCATATGGCATATTTGTACCCCCTAATCTGGACTCTCGTGCCGATTATCGTTTAGCTTGCCTGTTTTTTCCGCGTCGATCAAAATCGCCATACAGGCCATGACATGCGCTAGATGTGATTGCGCACTCTCGGGGTCCGTCGCTTCCCCGTCCATCCACGCTGATAGGTGCCGCATCGCAGCATCGAAATAGACAGTCGCGCTGACCTCGTGCGCCCGCCAGTTGAAGCGACCATATTTTGCCGCACCAAGCTCGAACACAGCACCCATATCCCATAACGCACTGAACGGCGTGCTGGACAGTTTCGGCTTCGCTTCACCGTACGCCGTTTTTGGGTTTGTGTCAGGTAGCGGGGCGGAGTCCTCGTTACGCCATACTTCTTCGGGGGTGCCTATTCGTGCGATGAGGCCCTCCACAAACGCAACACCTACGTCGCATTTGTCGGCTACTTCCTCCGGGCTTGCCCGCCGGTTCCCTAGCAGGTGCGCCCATACCCGTGCCTCTTTCTTTGTCATTGTATATCCTCCGTGCTATGTTAAGTGTGTGTAACCGCTGCACTTGGTCCTCTCCCACGTCGCAGCGGTTAGGGACGGAGTTGAGTCCCTGCTTACTCCTCCGTCCCGCCCTAGTCGCGCCCGTGATTTTCGTGAAATCCGTGTTCGATATCGGCAGCGGCGCGGGCTGCGATGGCCTCGTCCTTGTCGTCGAACGAGCCTAGGTGGATTTGCTTGCCGCCAACCTTGATCTGCGCGTGCCACTTCTTACCCCGCGTGCGCCGGGCCACTCCCATGACGCCGCTGGTGTTGTTGCGGGGAATGGCCTGATTGCGTCCGTTCTCGGCGTGGGTAACACTCCGTAGGTTTTCGATCCGATTGTCGGTCCTGACGCCGTTCACGTGGTCGATCTGATCCGGCGGCCACGCACCTGTCGCCATCGCGTAGAGTACTCTATGGGCTCGGTAGCGGCGATGGAAGATTCTGCCTTTCCGATAGCCCTTGCTGTCGTCCCCCGTAAACGCCTCCTTACCTGCGTGTTTGGCATTCCACGAAGCGCAAGCATGTTCAGGATTTTTGCAGTGGCCAAAAAGCTCGACGGGTCTCTCGCGCCAGTGCAACGTTCCGGCGTCGGGGTCGCAACGCAAGACCTTGTGAAGTGTTGAGACTGAGATTATAGATGTTTTAGACATGGCGACCTCCATTCGCTGTGTGGGCGGTGGCTGCTGGTTACAGCCCCGCCCCCTTCCTACCGAAAGGACAGCCGCGTGTCCAGCTTCGTCGACTAATCGCCAACTTCTAGCCGCCTCCAGCCACCCTTGCCACTTGTCGAAATCAGCACTCGCGGTTCCGTAGCGCCGTACGCATTTGTCGGTGGCCGAGGGTCCAGTCTGATCCATCCCCATCCATTAATCTCGACTGGCGTGGTCGTCAGCCATAGCGACTTAAAGCGCCGGAAGCCGCCGGGCGGGCGGCGCAATACGACCCTAGCCTTGTTCGGGTGGCGGCTAACGCTTAAAAGCATCCACCCCTCCTGCGCCACCGCACCTCGCTCCGTGGCCAGCTTCGCTGCCTTAGTCATCGTCTACTCTCCATGAAGTTGTCATAAAATGGCAACCGCTCAACGCGAAGTCGCGGTCCTTTTCCGTGTCCATGTCGTAGGCCGTCATGATCCATTGCTCGTTTGGGTGGTACTGCGTCGAGCCGTGCCAAAACCGTTTCGGTATTGCGCGGCGCACCGACAGCTTGCCCAGATAGTCTGTGTAAGCAAACAGCACTTCTGTTACTGCCATATTGTCGGCTCCTATTGTGAATATTTCAGGCATCATCCAGCACCGCATTAATCAGATCATCCTTGATGACCCGCGTGAGGATGTGTCCCGCCAGCCGCGCTGTCGTAAGCCCGCGCGCCTCCGCTTCCCGCACCAGCTTTTCACGGCAGTTTTGATTTGCCATCTCAATGGTCAGGCGCGGCGGGTAGGTGCGCCGAAAGTATGGAAGTCCAGCGCCTTTTTTGTTTGCGTAGCGTCGCGCGTTGCTGACGCTCATTTCGCTGATACCCAGCTTCTCCGCTATCTCATGCCGCCGGTAACCTTCGAGGATCATTTTTGAGACCTCTTCAACTATGGTCATGGGAAACCTCCGCCACCGCAGTCCACCCCGTCTCGGCCCGCTGTACGGAAACCTTACCGGTCCGAAACCACGTTCGAGTAAGCGCCTCCGGCATCTTTTCCGGGGGACTCCACTTTATGCGCGGCATGTCCTCAAACTCGTGCTTCAAAAAGATCACCTCGCCCCGTTTCTGCCGCTTCCCCTTGCCGCGCCAGTACAGAAAAGACCGCCACTCCTCCTCAACCCGGTAAAGAGAATATGGAAGGATCGGCAGCAGGTACTGGAACCTATGTACAAGCGGCGGATGCGTTTCGAAGATCGCGTAATGATCTTCGCGCACTTTCAGCAGGGCGTGGTCGTCGGTCGGGTATTGGTGGTGAAGCGGCACCACGATTTTATCCGCTCCCCCTTCGATGCTCGCTCGGGTTGGCTCCGGCAGCGCTATAGGCGTGTAGTCAGTGATCGTCGTCATGTCATTCTCTCCTATTCGTGACCCGTGTTGTCACCAAATTCGATGATGCCGAGCCGGTGAACCAGCGTGGCCAGTTTCAACGCTGGACCGCAGCATTCCTCGCCCAACAGCGCCGTGAAGCCGTGTCGAACATTACTCCATGCGTAGCTCATCATCGCCTGACACTTCGGGCATTCCATCGGGTGCGTACCGACCGGCCTTACAGCCACCCACTCGTGTTCGCAGTGCAAGCAGATAACGGGGCCCGCGACGTGAGGGCGTTGCGCGTCCAGATCAACGATGTTGTTGGTCATTCCGGTGCCTCCACCTAGAAAAGCAGGGGTGCGTAGAGCACCCCCACAATTATGATGACGAGGCAAACCCCGCCTACGATATCCCCAAGATTAGGCATCGTCCCCTACCTCTCTGTACGTCAGACCCAACGGATTTAGTGTGTACGCGCTGTTCCTAGCCGTGCCGTCGGCACTTAGCGAATATGCGTACCGGGCGACGCCACTGGATTTACTGCGCCATAGCCGGTCGAGCAGATTACAGATCATCTTAGTATCCGCTACGAGGTTACCCTCCTTCATGTGGTTTACGACTGACTGGACTGTGATAAACGCCTCCTCCTCCAGCATACTTAGTACGTACTCTTTTACCGCGTCCGCCGTCTCCGGTTTCGTGTAGTCACTGGCGAATAACGGGAGGCCCGACAGATAGTGCTCTGGCTCTGGCTCTGGCTCTGGCTCTGGCGGCGTATACCCCGCCGGTACGAAGTAAGACACGGCATACGGGGTGTCGCCTCGTCGTGCCTCTTGCGGGTTCGGCACTAGCACACACTCATGGCATGAGCCTACGACCGCAGCGTCGCCTATAGCGTCCAAGACACGGGATGGCACTACACAATTCGCACCAGTTAGCACGACGTGCCCAAACGCCGTGCCGCTGTACAGAATGTCGTTGAGAACGACGTTTACGGGGGAGGCAAGGTTAATATCAATCATTGGTAGTCTCCTTCAGGATTTTTGCGGTGTCATCCGCGTTCAGTTCATTGGCAACCCACACACTTCCGTGCGCACTCGTTATTTCGTCGATGTTCTTCTGTTGTAGTGGTGTAGGTTTGTTCTTCCCGGCTTTACATTCTATCGCGAAGAACCGACCGTTGTAGCACCCGACGATGTCGGGTACTCCGGAGCGTCCGTAGCCGCCCGTTACAGGATAAAAGTAGTAGGCAGACAAACTCTTTAGCTGCGCTACTACCTTCCGTTTCACTTTAGCTTCTGGTGTCATATCTCACTCCCGATAGACCCAATACAGGTCGCGCCCCATCCGGCGACCTACGCCGGGTACATCACATACCGGCGGTGGATCATGCAGAATACGCAAGACGGTTAGCTTGTCTTGCAGCCACTTGGGCAGACTCTCTACATCATTATACACGCCCTCCACACGTGCACCAGCCTCACCTATCCCGAAACACATAACGTCAATACCCCCCGTGGTCGGGTTTATAGAGACGCGGTACGTGGTGTCCGGTGACTTTAGCTCAGGCAACGACGTACCAAACCGAGTCGCACAAGCGTGCGCCGATACCGGGTACTAATTTCCCCGTATCCATAATGCGTAGCACGGTCGTCTTGTCGCGGATAAACTCCGGCAGATTGGCTTCAGTGTAACGCATAGGGTCGCCCGAGATATTTAGCTTGTGATATCCGCTGCCGCTGCCGGAGTGGCGAATGTCCTGCACGTGATATACATCCTCTCGTCTGTCGTAGTGTACGAACCGCATATCGGGCATGGCGTTCTCAGGGGCGGCAGCAGCACTTTGGGAACCGGCAAACGCTAGGAGGTCACGCTTATCTTCGTCGCTTATTGGTAGCGTATCCGCTAACTTAGCAACTTCTGTGAGTATGCGTATAACCGGCTTATCGTTGCTAACATAGTTCACGCCCATCCGCGCTTTTGTGCGTTCCGTTTCTTTGTAAACTTCGCCAACCGCAGTGCGTAAACACTCACATGCAAACGGTAAGCTGACGTTCACTAGGCGCTCTATCGGTAGCCGTGACACGTACTTGGTTGCTACACTAAGCGCACCTGACAGCTTTGTACGCCGGATCGTATTGTATCCCTCGCTGGTAGATGCGTACTTATCGTTTCGTATGTTCCAGCTTGTGACGTTGAACGTGCGGCGGTTCCCCAAATGGTCCCCGCGAGTACGTAGGTCATCATGGGACAGCATCGCCAGCGAGACGAAGTCTTGATCGGGATCGAATATATAGATGGCGTTACTCCCAGACCGCATGACAGCATCGAACCGCGGGAACGTTCTGGTCGCTGCGTCCAATAACTCTTCCTGAGCAGCTGTGGGGGCCGGAGGCCACCCTGCCGCGTACTCCGCCTCGAAATCCCGCCGTGTTCCGATTAGCCCCATGTATCTGTGGTTGATTGTGTACGTCATTCTTGCTCTCCTTGTTTGGTGCGGAAACCCGCGCTATAGTTTATCCACTCGTTAAACCTTCTGGAGAAGGACTTTTCGCCACTGGGTCTTGTGTCGTACATAAACTCATGCAGTATACACATCCGCATCTCCGGATTTTCGGGCTGCAACAGGGCTTCTCGCACGGGATTGCCGTCGCCGGGGCTGCGGCCGTCGGGGAACGCAGCGAGTCTTGCCTCTCGCATGGCTATCCAACCTACACTCCCCAGCACCGGCTCCATTAGGCGCACCCATTCACGGACGTCGCTAATAGCGTCGGCGTATTTAGCTTTAGCGACTTTATCTATACGGTACCGGAACTTCGCCGGTTCGTACGTCTTGCCGTGGACCTGCCACTTGCTATCGACCCACTTGAACACCAGTTTCTTAGTCCGGTATACGTTGTTGTTCGGGGGCAGATAGTACCGCGCATCATCGCCGAGTACGCTGATGTAGTGTTCGCCGCTCTGCTCTACTGTAAACGTAAACTCGTACGGCAAATACTCACGCAGAAACCTATGCCAGCTTATGCGGCCTGACGGCCCGTTACGAATAGTGATCTGGTTCGGACGCCATACGATTGGCGCTACTGTAGTTATGTCGGGGATAGGCACATCACCCCTGTCACTCCAAGCCCAGTATGAGACGCCGTCATCCACATACCCGCCGACCAGTGCGTAGCACTTGTTGCTCACCTTCTGGATGCGCTCCCACTTCCTACTGCGCTTGTCTAGGGGGCGTATATCCTGCTCCTCGGAGTGCAGGTTACTGAGTACGGGCCTGATACTATTGTATCGGTCCCTCACATCCTGAAACGTATTCATCATAATCTCTCTCCTTAGTTGGTGGTTACACGTTGCGTGTAACCTTACTTAGCCTTACCGATGGGTGCACCTTCGATTGTGGCAATAGCGAGCCCATGTGCCGGGATAATCTCGCACACGCCGCTGACGAAAATATGCGGCAGGGTCATGGTGACCGTCGACTTCTTCTGATCGACGCCTTGAATGGCCACTTCAGACAGGCTCACACCTTCGCCGTCAATCTCCCAGTACCACAGACGTCGCGAGTCAGTCAGATGGACTGCGCCGTCCTCCCATTCCTGCAACGTGCCATAGTGCACCCCACTGTCGCCGGAACGGATGATGACCTTCTGGCCGATTAGCTCTTTGAGTATCTGCATTTGTAGTCTCCTAAGTTTCAGTTGGGTTATAGTTGTATTCGTACGGCCTGCCCGTCGCCCCCGCCGTCGCCGCTACCGCTGCCGTCGCCGTTGCCGTTGCCGCTGCCGTTGCCGCTGCCGACGCCGCTGCCGCTGCCGTTGCCGCTGCCGCCGCCGTAGCCGTTGCCGTTGCCGTAGCCTTTGCCTTTGCCGTCAGGCATATCTGCACCTCCTACCCGTTGCCGCTGCCGTAGCCGTCGCCGTAGCCGTTGCCGTTGCCGCTGCCATCGCCGCTGCCGTCGCCGTAGCCGTTGCCAGTGCCGCTGCCGTCGCCCCTGCCGTCGCCGCTGCCTTCGCCGTAGCCGTTGCCGTTACCGCTGCCCCTACCGTCGCCCCTGCCGCCGCCGCTACCGCTGCCGCTGCCGTATGGCATCACAAATCTCCTGTTTCCACATGAACAGCTGTGCCGCACGTCGGCGTCGCGCTGGCATTGTCGAAGATTACCCACAGCACCGGGCAGGGCCACTCGCCCCAGCCGCCATACAGATAACCATCAGTTAGAATGATCGCGCACTGCGGCGTCAACTGTTCCTCTTGCATGAACGCAGGGACGCACTCTACATCCGTGCCACCACCGCCTCGCGGTTTAGTAGACTGCACGAACGTGCTAACCTCGGAGGCGTCGTACGCTTCGTGCGCCCGCACTTCCGTGTCCCAGTAGACCATATCCAGACCGTCCGGGTGCACGAGGTCGGCCATGTCGGCAATCGCACCAAGGATAACGCTCTGCTCCCGCACGCCGATGGACCCAGACATATCTGCGCCGGTAAGGATGCGTCCTACCTTCTCCGACACGCCGCTTGGCATGTACACACCCGCACTAACGAACTTACGGTTGGGCCTACGCCACGTGCTGTAGTCCCGTCCGGCACACGTCTCGGTGATGAACTCGCGGAGCACCTCGCGCCAGTCAATCTTGGGCTTGAGCAACTCCTGCATATCACGAGCGACGTCGAGGCCCAACTTACCCGCTGCTATAGCGCCCTGACGCAGCGCGGTGTCGATCTCCCGCGCAATCTCGCTTGCTTCTTCGGGCGTCATATCCTGCGCAGCTTCCCAGTCGTGCTCGTCAAACGGCTCGTTGCCGCCGCCGCCAGTCTTGCCAGTTTCTTGTTGCTGCTTACGCAGATCGTTAAACACGCGCACCGTACTCCAGCCCGTGTACTTGGGATTGTAGCATCCCTGCTGGAGCGGCCCCGTCATGGTGGCGAAGCCGTCGTTCCGGTGGGCCTCGACTATCTCACCGTTAATGACGAAATCGCAGGCGCTGTTGGCAAGCCCCCGATCTGAATCCCACAGGTGCTTGTGCACAGCCATATCGCGCCGCATCTTGTGCTTGCACTCATGGATCATAAGGAAGCGCAGTTCTGGATCGCTCAAGGTAGCGACGAAATCATCGCCGTATACCTCGTTAATCCCATCCGTGTACGCGGTAGGACACTTGGCGGCGTCGGCCTCGGCACGCTTTGTGCCAATCATAAACACGCCGTTCATGGCGACGTATTCCTTGTGCGCCATGATGGCCATACCGGCCTTCCTGAGCCGTTGTGATGTGGTTAGGTCGTTCATAGTAATTCTCCTTGGTTGGGGGTTACACGTTGCGTGTAACCCCGGTGGTGTCATACGTCGGCAGTGAACAAGAACTTGCTGTTGTCCACCCACTGGGTGAACTTCTTGTTCGTCATCGCTATGCCCTTGTGCGAATAGTTGTCGGCGCGGACGCCATTTACGAACAGCCCCTGACTGTCCTCAGGCAGACGCACGAGGTAGTCCATCCACGGGTCGATGAACTCGCGGTCCATGGTGGACAGCGCACGGAAGATCACCATACACATAGCCGCTACCGACGACGGCACGGGGGCCGTATTCGGACTGTCCAGAATATCCTGCCGTGACGGCAGTTGATCCCCCAGCTTGATATACGCCTGCATATCGAACGCAGCCTGCGCACCGATCAACCCGACGCCGTGGGCGGTGGTGATCTTGTCGCCCAAGATATCGCGCTTCTCCAACGTCTTGGAGAACAGTGCCAACGAACGCGGCGTAACAAACGCTGTACGCTCCTTGGCCTGCGGGTGGAAGATATATGGATTTTCTTTCGGGTCCGTCACGTCCGTGAAGGAGTCCAGACAGTGCGGGTTGTCCTTAACCCACCCAAGCAGGGCCGGGTCAATATTGTTGTTGATCCCCCACTCGATCCACATATCAGCGGTCGGCTTGGCCATGCGGACAACCGACATGCGGTTCCGCGCATGTGGCGGCAACAGATCACCCACACCCTCCGCACCAAGGTTAGTCGTGGCAAACACGATACTTTCAGGGTGCAGCGTATAGCTGCCAATCTTACGCTCTAGCATGAGGCGCAGCATAGCCAGCTTTACCGCCGGGTTGGCCTTACCGAACTCGTCGATCATGAGGATGATCGGCTTGTCGAGGTGCACACCGAACTCTTCGTTGGTCAGGTAGGTGACATACCCCGTCCCATCGTCCAGCTTGGCGATGTTGGGGATCGTAACATCGCCCAAGTCCTTGGTGGTCATGTCCGCGTAGAACGACGTATGGCCGGAAAATTTCTCGGCGAGCATCGTCAGGACGGAGGACTTGCCCCCACCCATGTCGCCCTGCACGAGGGTCGTTACCTCGTGCCCGGTAGCTGCAATGAGCGCCACGCACTCATTGATATTTAGATCGTACATATTCATGGTGTTTCCTCTCAGTTTGGTTGGAGGTTACACGTTGCGTGTAACCCCCGGTGGTGGTGATGGTGGGGCTGTTACCAGCCCAGTGTCGGCAGCGATGCCTTCACTGTCTCAAGGTCGCGACGGAGCGTATCGCGTCCGCCGCTCTTGGGTTTGACGTCCGCCACGTCGTCGACGTAAGCAAACGCCTCGCGCAGCGACAACGCTGCACGGGTAAGCGCCGGGTCGCCCGTGATATTCAGGTCGTCGAGCATGGACACCAATTCCTTAGCATCGTCCAGCTTGCGGGCAGACATGCGCCCGCCCTCGTCGAGGTTCTGGATAAGCCCGACAGTTCCCTTCTCGTCGTCGCCGACAAGTAGGTTATTGACCCGCTCCCACAGGCCACGCGTGACCTGCTGTAGCGTCTGCTCGTGCATCCGCTGATAATGCTCGCGGATGTGAGCCTCTGTCTCGGCTGCAATATCCAGCCGGATGTCCGTACCGCTTGGGTCGGCGATGGGCATCACGTCAACACGGAAGTAGAACTTCCGTGCCAATATATCCCACGATGGGTAGTCTGCGGGATCGTACAGCGACCCCAGTTCCGCCTGTTTACTGACTACAAGCAGGTTGTAGTCTGCACCGAAATCAGCCACGAGGCGGTCGTATTCCGCCTTCAGTTTAGACATTGTATGTACGTGCTCCGGGTATACCGTAGTCGGGCATAGGCGCAGCCCTCCCGACGCGGCCCAATCCAGCGTCATATTGCGGTTGATCTCGTACGCGCGGGTAACGAACGACTGTAGTGCCTTCAACTTGGGGCTGGACATTAAAGTCTTGTACGTCCTAACGAGTTTCTCGTCGGTGACGTGGTTAACCCGCGCCACTTCTGCGGACGCGCGCTTGTCCTTCTTGGACGCGCCCCACTTGCCGATGTGGAGCGCTACTAACACAGCTGCGCTGGCGAGAGACGGCACAGCCGTCGGGGCGGGAAGGTTCATGTTCATGGTAGTTCTCCTTGGTTAGTGGTTAAAGGTGCTGCGTACTGTGCACGACGGCAGTGCCGTCGCTCCGCTCCGCCAGCATCACCGTGATTTCCCACGCCTTGATCTTGCGGCGCGGGTACATCCCCTTGAGAATGTTGTAGGCGCTGATCTGCGCGTTGGCGGAAGTGTCGGCATGGACTTCGATCCGCTGGTCCTTGTAAAAGCAAACATATCCGTTTGATGTGTCAGTCATTTTTCAATCCTCCTTGGTTAGTGGTTACACGCGGCGTGTAACCCGGCAGGGTTACTGTACGCGGCAATGCGTCCAGTTCGTGGCGCAGCCATTCGCGCAAGGTGCGGGTCTGGTCGTTAAATGTCATATCGTCTCTCCTTGGTTGGTGGTTACATGCAACAGCATGGCTGAACGGGCCGCGTTAGCAGCCCGCCAGAATATTGTCGCTGTACTTTTCGTGTACCGTAGGACCACCTTAGCCAGCACTGTCGTGCTGGGGACGTCCGCTTACCCTACATTCTCGGCAGGTGCGGTGGTTGGGATGAACGTGGCATTAGCGGCTACTTGCATGGGGCTGAGGGGTGGTGTCGTGTTGCGCACAAGCGCCGCCAGTCATCTTTCAGATAGCATATCTGCGCGTTGTTCGCTGGCCTGTACCGGGCACGGTCGGTGCGCTTACAGGCGAGTGGCTTCCTAGGCAATTCTACCACACCGGAGGGCAACCATAGGTGTGTTTACTTCACTCACGAACAACGGGCAGCGGTGCTGCTATCCATCTGTCTGTGATCCTGCATCATCGGTTACACGTGGCGTGTAACCTAGCTGGGCAGGTTACACGTGGCGTGTAACCTATGGCAATCCAGTCATGTCAAAGAGCGTCGCCCAGACAGTGAAGCCTGAACAATCACAGTATGACACATTGGGACACAGTTGTCAAGTCCTAATTAGTTCGTATACCACCTAATTAGTTCTTACGTGGGGCAGGAAACTGGCGAGGTTACACGCGGCGTGTAACCTTCTCCCGCGCTAGTCGCACCTGTAGCCGTCGCTTCCGCTGCCGCTCCGCTTCGCGACGTGCTGCCGCGGCCTCCTCCTTGGTGTTGAAGCGACCAATCGTCCGATGCTTGCCGTTTTCTATGATGGTGGCACGGTATTTTCCTGCGGCGTACGAGACGCCTGTTGCCCCATCTGCGGTGACCGGCCGCAGGGTTCTAGCCACCGGAGGTTTCCGGTTTTGTGGCTGCCAGCCGTTCGCCTTCATGCGTAGTACGCGGTCGCGCAGTTCCTTACTAACCTCCATTACAGCAGCTCCTTGATGTTGTCCCAAGCGGTATCGTCCACGGGCTTAGCAACTACCTCCGGCTCCTCGGCACGCTTCCGCGCCGCTATGGCATCCTCCTTCTTGCGGTATGTCCCCAGATTATGCAGCTTCCCGTCGCGCAGGATACGTGCGCACCAGCGTTCGCCTGTGGGCCCGCCCTTTATATGGTATACGCCTGTCACGCCGGATCGGCTCCGGACGTGCGGCTCCGGCCACTTACCCATGACCATCGCCTCCACCACATCGCGGGCAAAGTAGCGTCGGTTCCAAATCTTACCGCATGGGCGGTCTGGCACATCCTTCCGGTATGCTGCGGTCAATGCAGGTTTTCCAGAGTGCCGTGCGTTCCAGTTATATGCAGCGGTTTCCGGGTCCTTGCAGTGGCTGAACATTTCCGGCGGGCGCTCGCGCCACGTCAGGTCGCCGCTGATCTCATTAACTATCAGCAGTTCGTGCAGCTGTTCGGGTGTAGGTCGTGTTTTCATGGTAATCGTCCTCCTACGCAGGAGATAGGTTGTGGATAGCGGAATGACAAGGGGTAACTTGCGTGGATAGGTTACACGCGGCGTGTAACCTCGGGCTGACTACAACTTAAAGGCGAAGAGGTAAGAGAATATGTGTACTGACTATTATACAAAACACGTTTTCGCTAAAAAGGGGGTTCTACTTTGCATAGTGAACCTTTAGGGGTGCTTTTTGCATGTCAAGTGCACACAATTTGGGGCATTTGTGCGCCTCTGTCCTGCATGGGCTATCTTGCACTGATTTGCCTTATTATTATAGGGTTTATAGTTAAATACATAGATAAATGACCCTTTTGAACCTGCTGAACCTCAAAAATAGAGTGTTCTGGGTTTTCAGAAAAACTGCGTGGTTTGGCGGTTTGATGGACTCGGCAAAAACAACAACACCATCCGTGCTGGAGAGCACTGATTTTGGCCAAACCAGAGGTTCTTTGGGGCAAGTACACATCAACATCCTTGTTTTTCAGTGCCTTAGCCGCGCTCGTCCGGGTTCATTTCGCAGTAGTTGTGAGAACTTCTGAACCTCTACTTTGTGCGCCTGTATCTAACCTATTGATTTTAAACGGCCTGACTCAAGGTAAATATTGCGCTAGCTTGCCACTAGGGGTTCATCGCCTAAAAACACGGCGGCGAAGCGCCGCTTAGTCGCCTTAGTCGCCGCTACAGCGTTGGGAACAAACTATAAAATTTCACAAGTCGGTTACACGCGGCGTGTAACCTCGCACCTATTTTAGGTGTTTTTCGGGGGGTTGACAGGCTAATTCTGGGGGTGTAGCCTTGGTCGTGGCCATCGACCAAGGGCGGTCGGAACATAAAAATAAAGGTTACACGCCGCGTGTAACCGCCACAACGCTCCACGCTGTACTGGAAACTGGTTGTACGCGCTAGCATGGCTGGCGTTGCGGAATACGTCGCTGCCTAGACTACGATTACGGTGTGGGCCATGCTCTACGCTGTACACGAAACTGGTGGGGCGCGCGCCAAGGTTACACGCCGCGTGTAACCTCCATGCTCCATGCTCTACGCTGTACACGAAACTGGTGGGGCGTGTCGATGCGCCGATGGCCATGCTCTACGCTGTACACGAAACTGGTGCGATGCGCCAAACGCAAGACACAAAAAAGCCCGGCCAAACTGGCCGGGCGATGGGCACAAAAAAACCCCGCGCCATTGGCGCGGGGTTGATGTATTATTTTTTCGGTACGGTTGCCAGCGCAGCGTCGATTGCGCCGATTGTGATCTTGAGGATATCAATACCCCCAAAAGCGGCAATCCGCTTCGCCTGCGCCTCTGTCGGCTTTTCCGCTTTTGCGGACGCGATAAGTGGCGCGTTAGCCTTGGTCAACACATTGCGCACTACATCGAGTGGGCTGTTCGTGTTTCCCGCGCGCGCGGTTCGGTGCGCGCCCGCCTCGGACAAAACCGCCGTATCCAGCGCTTTGCGCAGGTGTCCCACGGACTTGGACGCCCGATTGGACAAACGCGACCGTTCTTTGCATTTTTCGCCTTGCCATATCGCCATCTCCGCGGCGTTGAATAGGCGAACCGCCGTCATATCCATCGCGGCCTCGTATGCGACGCCAGCGGGCTGTTTGCCGCCTTGGCCGCTCGAGGTGAGGTGGGCTGGCAAGAAACCCGCCTTGGCCAGCTGTTCAACGGTTCCCGCGAACGAGGTGGACGCATTATGCGCGGCCACCATGGCGCTAACCGCGTTTTCCAAAGCGGTCATCCGCTTTGCCGTCAGATTGAATGTAGACATTTCGTTTCCTTAGTTTGGTTGCGCGCCGTCCAATGCAGCGCGTATGAACACATTGCAGCATAATGAGGCACATGTCAACCGATCTGAGGTTACACGCCGCGTTTAACCTATAGACCCTACCGGGGGCGTCCCCCCCTGTTTGGCGGGCGGGGGCGCGCGTCTGTGTAATTCTATTCCACTAAAACGAATCTCATTTGTTCCCGTTTTGTCCCCCCATACAAGTACCCTCTAGCCGAACGGACCCCCACCTACCCCCTAAGCCCTTGATCTAGAACAGGTATCCTATACTTCCCACACCTACCCCCCTAGGTCCGGGGATTCCTTGACATTTCTTGCGGAGCTAATACAAAAAGGGCGGGGCTGTATCAGCAGCCACCGCCCGCACCACTGATCGAGAAAGGATCAACGATGCCTAAACCCACACTATATACCCCAGAAAAGCTGCACAAGGCGGAAGCCGGGGCCCGAGACGAGGCAAAGGACCTCAACATAAAAATCGGCGTTCGCAACGGCCGACTGCTAAGGGCAATCAGAAAGGCACACCCCAGTGTTGCGGCGTTCGCACGGGCAAGCGGTCAGAACGTCACAGCTATAAATGCCTTGATTTGCCTGCGTTCTAGTCCGGTCACGAGGAAGGGCGAGTGGCGCGAAGTATCGCGCAACATCGCTGCGGCGTTGGCAATGTATCCTGACGAACTGTGGCCGGAACACATCCGCAATCTGCGCGCAAAGAAGTCCACCGCAGAGATTGAGATGAATACGGAGGAACTGCCCCAACTGCAAAGCGGTAGTATGACAGAAGCACGCCGCCTGCTTGCTAAGTGGTCGGATGATCTGCCAGAACGGCACGGTGTCGCCCTTTCAATGCACTTTGAAGGCGCAACGCTTGAGGAAATCGGGTCGCATTTGAGCGTTGGGCGCGAACGCGCTAGGCAGATAGTGAGGAGGGCGTATCGAACAATGCAACAGGGGGCGTTGCGGGACGGTGTGCGGTCAGTCAACGATATTGACGGGGTTACCACCTGAGTGCCAGAGCTAGTCCTTATACCGACCCTAGGTCCCCGCACCCCCACCACACCTACGCCCTTGTCGCTTCCGCTCCCCGAGCGTGCCGCCGCTGCAGCTGCTACGGTTGAATACTTGGTAAAAAATGGTATGAGTATAGGTACGTCCTCTGCCGAGGACCGCAAAAACGCTGCGGCGATACTCGTATCTTACGCGGCTGCACCCGACACGGCATCCCGCCACGTCACAACAAAACGGATGGGTGATATGACCCCGGCCGCACTACGACACATCGACCAGATGCTTAAAACTTTTGGCACCGAGGTCGCGAACGACGCTGTACAGATACGCCACTACGTAACGAACAAGCTGATGGAGGAGTCGGACAACCCCGACCCCCGGATACGTATGCGTGCCTTGGAGCTACTGGGCAAAATTACTGACGTAGGGCTATTCTCCGACCGCAAGGAAGTGACGATAACCCACCAGACCACAGAGGACCTGCGGGAGTCCCTGCGGACAAAACTGTCGAAGTTGACTACTACAAACGATATTATCGACGTCACTCCTGTAGAGGAGGACCTGCACGGGCTTCTGGCCCGTCTGGATGACGTGGGGCCAGATGATGGTTGACCTCGGCTTCTCCGAGGCGGAGCTGAAGCTCCTGCTAAAGAACATAGATCGGCTATCGCCGCACGAGCTGACCGAGGTCAGCCGGATGATGGACGAACTGGAGGTACGAAAGACGCGCCTCAAGCGGCAGACGAGCCTGATCGAGTTCTGCAAGCACATGCAGAAAGACTACAAAGTAGGTGCTCACCACGCCCGGCTGGCGACCCTGCTGGAGGATATCGAGGCCCGGAAACGCGACCGTATATGCGTGTCCGTGGCTCCGCGGCACGGCAAGTCTCAGCTTGTATCTATATACTACACCGCGTGGTATCTCGGCAAAAACCCGGACCACAAAGTTATGCTTGTCAGCCACACCACGGACCTCGCCGTGGATTTCGGTAGGAAGATCAGGAACTTAATTGCCACCCCGGAGTACCGGGAGGTCTTTCCGGATATACAGCTGTCCATCGACAGCAAGAGTGCAGGGCGCTGGAACACCAGTGCCGGGGGTGAGTTCTATGCTACGGGCGTCGGGGCGGCCCTAGCAGGCCGGGGTGCGCACCTGCTGGTAGTGGACGATCCCCATAGTGAGCAGGATATCCTTGGCGGCAATCTGAACGTGTTTGATAAGGCGTATGAGTGGTTCACATTCGGGGCCCGGACCCGCCTGATGCCGGGCGGTGCTGTAGCTATCGTGGCTACACGGTGGTCGCAGGACGACCTGATTGGGCGCGTTACGCGCGATATGATACAAAAACCCGATGCAGACCAGTACGAGGTGTTTGAGTTCCCCGCGATCCTGAACTCCGGGGAGAAGAACGAGACGGCGTTGTGGCCGGAGTTCTTTGATCTGAAGGCGCTGCACCGCACCAAGGCCAGTATGCCGCTGTTCCAGTGGAACGCGCAGTATCAGCAGGACCCCACGTCCGAAGAAGCCGCATTGGTCAAGCGGGAGTGGTGGAGCCGCTGGGATAAGGATAAACCCCCCACCTGCGAATACGTCATCTCCTCGCTCGACGCTGCGGCAGAGAAACACAACCGTGCCGACTTCACCGCCCTTACTACGTGGGGCGTGTTTAATAACGAAGAAACAGACCGTTACGAGTTGATCTTACTAAATTCCATTAAGGACCGTTTTGAGTTTCCGGAGTTGAAAGACGTTTGCCTGCAGCACTGGAACAAGTGGGAGCCGGATTCGTTTATCGTGGAGAAGAAGTCCGCGGGTACGGCTATATACCAAGAACTACGCCGTACGGGTATCCCCGTGCAGGAGTATACGCCCCACCGGGGTACCGGTGACAAGTACGCGAGGCTCAACGCTGTCGCTGATATTATCGCTAGTGGCATGGTCTGGGTGCCGAATAAGCCGTGGGCTGACGAGGTCGTTGAGGAGATCGCGGCGTTTCCTAATGGTAGAAATGATGACCTCGTAGACTCTACGGTAATGGCGCTGATGCGGTTTCGGCAGGGTGGGTTTATCACGCTGCCTACAGACTACGACGACGAACCATTGCCATATCGGCACAAAGTCGAGTATTACTGAGCCATGGCGGGCAAATCTATACCACGAACCACCGGCAAAGGCGGGAACTACCGCAAGACTAAGTCTGGCGCTGGTATGACTAAGAAGGGCGTAGCGGCGCACCGGAAGGCCAACCCCGGTTCTAAGCTAAAGACTGCTGTGACCGGCGAAGTCAAAGAGGGCAGTAAGGCGGCGAAGCGGCGCAAATCGTTCTGCGCACGTTCGGCCGGGCAGATGAAGAAGTTCCCAAAGGCGGCCAAGGACCCGAACAGTCGTTTGCGGCAGGCCAGAAAACGGTGGAAGTGTTAGATGGCAGTAAATAACGTAGAGCGCGCAGCCACACCTTTCGTGGTTGAGGAGATTCCGGACAGCGAGTTCGAGATTGAGATTGAGGTCGACGGGGAGGACGCTGTCGACATGTTGGAGGACCTGCTGGAGGACGGTGGGGACCACGACGAGAACCTCGTGGCGACGCTGGATGAATCCGCGCTGGCTTCGCTGGCGGCAGAGCTGGTGCAGGATTTCGAGAACGACCGTACGGCGCGTAGGGACTGGGCGACCGCCTATGTGGGTGGTCTGGATTTGCTGGGGTTGAAGTCCGAGGACCGCTCGGCTCCGTGGCAGGGCGCTGCCGGGGTGTTCCACCCCATGCTTACGGAGGCAATCGTCAGGTTTCAGGCGCAGGCCATGGGAGAGCTATTCCCCGCTGCCGGTCCGGTACGCTGCAAGGTTGTCGGTAAGGCAACTCCTGAAAAGACCAAGCAGTCCGCGCGTGTGGAGCACGAGCTGAATTACCTCCTGACGGCGGAGATGACGGACTACCGGGATGAGCTCGAGCAGATGCTGTTCCAGCTGCCTATGGCTGGTAGCGCCTTCAAGAAGGTGTATTTCGACCCGGTGTTTGAGCAGCCTAAGTCCGTATTTGTACCCGCAGAGGATTTCGTGGCTCCATACGGGGCCAGCGATTTACTTACCTGCGAACGATACACCCACGTAATGAAGAAGTCCCCTGTGGAGGTACTCCAGCTGCAGGCAGCGGGCTTTTATGATGATGTGGAGCTGCCGGAGCCTGCACCTGAATTTTCGGATATTCAGGAGAAGTATAACGAGTTGGCCGGAGAGGACGCAGTGCTGGATGACGACGACCGGCATACTATCCTTGAAATACATGTGACGATGGTGCTGCCGCAATCGGATGAAGATGATGATGATGATGATAATGCCGCGCTCCCACTACCGTACATCGTCACAATAGACAAAACATCGCGTACGGTGCTGTCCATACGCAGGAATTGGTACGAAGATGACCCTAAGCAGCGTAAGCGGGTGCACTTTACTCACTATAAGTACTTGCCGGGCATGGGATTTTACGGCCTTGGCCTCATCCATCTCATAGGCGGACTCACGAAGTCCGCTACGTCCATCCTACGACAGCTGATAGATGCAGGTACGCTGTCTAACCTCCCTGCCGGGTTTAAGGCCAAGGGGGCGCGCATCAAGGGGGACGACACCCCGCTCGCTCCCGGAGAGTTCCGGGACATCGACGTCCCCGGCGCATCTTTGCGCGATGCGCTCATGCCGCTGCCCTTCAAGGAGCCGTCCAGCGTGCTCTACCAGCTGTTGGGGAATATTGTCGACGAGGGGCGCAGGATCGGGTCTATCGCAGATATTCAGGTAGGGAACATGAATCCGGAGGCACCGGTAGGGACAACGCTTGCCCTGCTGGAGCGGTCCATGAAGGTTATGTCGGGGGTTCAGGCGCGCCTGCACGCCGCCATGCGCAAGGAACTCGTCCTGATCGCTGCTGTTGTGCGGGACTTTATGGGTCCGGAGTACTCCTACGACGTGGACGAGGGAGCCACTCGCGCGAAGGATTTTGATGACAGGATAGATATCCTGCCCGTGTCTGACCCCAACGCAGCCACAATGGCGCAGCGGGTTGTACAGTATCAGGCAGCGCTACAGCTGTCTCAGCAGGCTCCGCAGCTGTACGACATAGGCAAGCTGCACAGGGGGATGCTGGAGGCGCTGAATATCCCGGACGCGGAGGACATCATAAATCTGCCGGACGACCTCAAGCCCGCGGACCCGGCTACCGAGAATATGGCGTTGCTGACGCAGGAGCCGGTGAAGGCGTTCCAGTATCAGGACCATGAAGCACACATCCGGGTGCACATGGCTGCGGCGGAGGACCCCAAGATAAGGGAGATGGTGGGACAGTCGCCGTTCGCCGGGGCTATTCAGGCCGCTATGGCCGCGCATATTACGGAACATGTGGCGATGGCGTATCGCACCGAGATACAGAAGCAGCTGGGCGTGCCCATGCCGGACCCGGAAGAGCCGATGTCCGAAGAGGTGGAGCTGGAAGTGTCGCGTCTCGTCGCAGAAGCCGCAGACAGGCTACTCAACAAAAACAAGGACGAGATGGCGGCCAAGGCCCAAGAAGACGCCGAGAAGGACCCGCTTACGCATATTCAGCGCACCGAGCTGCAGATAAAAGAGCGCGAAATCGCGCTGAAAGAGGCCGAGGCCAAGCACGACGCCGTGCTGGACGCCGAGAAACTCAAGCTGGAGGCGCAGAAGATCGCCGGGAACCTGACACTTGGCGAGGAGCGGCTGGAGTCGGACATCAAACGCAACGCCGCCAACGTGGCGGCACGTCTGGCCACCGAGGTAGAGAAGACAGACAGGGAAGACCGGCATAAGAGCGCCGAGCTGAGTCTGAAATTGGCCGAGTCCATGGCCGGAGAGGCAGATAATGGAGATTCTGGAGGGGCTTAGGTCCCAGATTGAGGATATGCGGGCTACTCTCGCTGACGCCGTAGCTTCCGGGGGAGCGGCTACTATGGAGGAGTATATACGCATGACGTCGCGCATACGCGCACTTGAGGATGTGCTGGCTATGACGACTGAGGTTGAGAAACGCTACCTAGACTCTTAGGGGCGCACGACATCGCCGGGTTGTCCGGTGCAGGCTACGGCGGGCCAGTTCGTCGCGAAGGACTAAAGTATGTACGAGGGTACAAATATTCCGCAGGAGGTACAGGACCTCCTACCTACACCTACAGGTTACAAGCTGCTTATTGCGACTGTAGAGGTAGGGAAACAGACTAAGGGGGGCGTATATCTCCCCGATGAGCTAAAATCCCGAGAACAGACAGCCTCTATCATTGGCTACGTCGTAGCCGCTGGGCCAGATGCGTACACAGACCCGGACAAGTTTGTTTCAGGGCCGTATTGCGCAGTGGGGGACTTTGTCCTGTTCCGGTCGTACTCCGGGACTCGGTTCAAGCTCCGGGATTCCGAGTTTCGCCTTATTAACGATGACACTGTCGAGGCGGTTGTATCCGATCCTCGCGAATTTGAGAGGGTATGAGTATGAACGCCACCCCAAACCCCGTGCAGGACGATCTCGAGGATGAGTTCGACGCTGATCTGGAGCAAACCGAGGCCGAGGCCAAGGTAAAAGAGGACGACGATGACCTAGAGGTAGAGGTTGTTGATGAAGTCGATCCGCAGGACAAGCCCCGCAGGGCCGAGGACGTCGCGGCGGATATTCCGGACGACACTGAGTTGGAAAACTACAGTGAAGGTGTGCAGAAACGCCTTAAAAAGCTGACGTTTGAGGCTAAAGAGGCGGAACGGCAGCGGCAGGAGGCTATCCGCCAGCGGGAGGAGGCGATCAACTACGCCCAGACCGTGCAGCAGGACAATCAGCGCCTGCAGGAGATGTCCTCTAAGGGGCAGGAGTACGCAGTAACGCAGGCCAAGGAGCGCGCGGAGGCACAAATGGCCAACGCGGAGTCTGCATATAGGCAAGCGTATGAGGCGGGGGACACAGATGCGCTGATGGAGGCGCAGAAGTCGCTATCGCGGGCGCAGAACGACTTGTACCGGATTGAATCGTGGCGGCCCCCGGCACGCCAACAGCAGGCGGCTACCCCGTCTCAGCCCCGACCCCAACCCCAGCCCCAACAAGCGGCACCACAACCACCGCAACTTGACCCCAAGCAGAAGGCATGGCTGGCGGAGAACGACTCTTGGTACGGTAAGAACGAGGAAATGACCGGCGCTGCGCTGGGCATCCACGAACGTCTAGTAAAAAATGGCGTTGATCCTAACAGCGATGCGTACTATACAGAGATAGACGCCACCATGCGGCGGCGTTTTGCTGATGAGTTTTCAGAGGCGGAGACGGTTACTCCCCGACGAAAGGCGACTAACGTGGTGACGCCCGCAGCACGAACCTCCAAATCACCACGCCGAGTAAAGTTAACCGCGTCGCAGGCCGCTATTGCTAAGCGTTTAGGGGTCACCAACAAACAGTACGCTGAACAAGTTATGAGGGACCAAGACAATGGTTGACCGCACCCCACGAGATCAGGATACGCGAGAGCGTACAGCCCGTAAGAAGACATGGGTACGGCCTTCAGCGCTAGCGACACCCAACCCCAAGGATGGGGTTCATTTCCGGTATGTGCGGACTTCTACACAGGGGCAAAGTGATAGTCCCAATGTGTCTGCGCGGTTCCGTGAAGGTTATGTGCCTGTGAGGGCCGACGACCACCCGGAGATCATGGCCCTGCCGGACCACGACTCCAAATTTGAAGGTAATATCGAGTCTGGCGGGCTGCTTTTGTGCGCCATCGACAAGGATATTTCCGACGACCGTATCAAGCAACAGCTTGCACAAGCCGACAGTCAGATGGCGTCAGTTGATAATTCGTATCTGAAGCAGTCTGATCCACGTATGCCCGTCCTTAAACCGGATCGGTCCACACGCACATCGTTCGGAGAGGGATAACCCCTCTCTGGTAGTTTTTTTCGCTATAGGAGACTAATCATGGCAAGCACTGCCTCTCCCTATGGCCTGAAGCCGGTGAAACGTGCGGACGGCCTACCGTATTCTGGGGCGGTTACCCAGTATCTCATCGACCCGGCCGGAGAAGCGACTAACCTGTACTATGGTCAGGTCGTTATTCTTGGTGCCGACGGATATGTGGCTCTGGCCACTGCGTCCGGTGCAGACGCAACGACTAACAACCTTGGCGGCAGCAGCATCGGTGCTCTCGGCGTCTTCGTTGGGTGCTCGTATGTTAATGCGCAGGGTCAGTTCGTCACTGCTCAGTACTACCCCACAGGGTACGCGGCTCCCACCGGTACAGAGATTCGGGCTCTCGTCGTAGACGATCCGAATGTGTTGTTCCAAGCGCAGCTCGACGCTGCAGGAGCGCAGACTGTCATTGGCACGAACACCACGTTCGCCGCTGTGCAGTCTACTAGCACGGGATCGACTGTGACTGGCAATTCCACCTCTGCGTTGGATGCTACGGTTGCCACGACCGCTAAGTCATTCCGTATTGTATCACACGTGTCTGCACCTTCGGATACGTATCCTGACGTGTTGGTTAAGTTCAACGATGGTTTCCATCGTTACACCAATAACGTCGGGCTGTAAGGAGACTGACTAATGGCAATTACCCGCGCACAGCTCCTTAAAGAGCTGCTACCCGGCCTGAACGCACTGTTCGGTCTGGAGTATAAGAAGTACGAGAACGAGCACGCTGAGATTTATGACAATGAGTCGTCAGAGCGTTCGTTCGAGGAAGAGACCAAATTGTCCGGTTTTGGAGCCGCCCCTGTTAAGCAGGAAGGCGAGTCCATTTCGTACGACAATGGTCAGGAAGCGTTCACCGCCAAATACATCCATGAAACTGTGGCCATGGGCTTCAGTATCACGGAAGAGGCGATGGAGGACAACCTCTACGACTCCCTGTCCGCTAGGTACACCAAAGCACTTGCTCGTGCGATGGCATACACCAAGCAGGTCAAAGCCGCGTCGCTGCTTAATACTGGCTTCGACACGTACACAACCGGTGACGGACAGTATCTGTTCGACACGGACCACCCGACTGTTGCGGGTGTTAATAACCGAAACGAGCTGGCGACAGCTGCAGACCTGAACGAGACATCTCTCGAACAGGCGATTATTGACATCGCGGCATTTGTTGACGAACGGGGCCTTCTGATTGCGTGCCAGCCACGCAAGCTGATTGTCCCACCGGCGCTTATGTTTACCGCGACTCGCCTTCTGCAGACGGAAATGCGGGTGGGTACGGCAGACAACGACATCAACGCTATGGTGTCCAACGGGTCAATCCCCGAGGGGTTTCGTGTCAATCACTACCTGACAGATACTGATGCGTGGTTCCTCAAGACAGACTGCCCGAACGGGATGAAGCACTTCACCCGTACCCCGATGTCAACGTCCATGGACGGCGACTTCGACACAGGCAACGTGCGTTACAAAGCGCGCGAACGCTATGTGTTTGGCGCGAGCGATCCGCTCGGCATGTTTGCGTCACCCGGCGCCTAGTTTAGCCGGTTAGATCAAGTGCGTAACGAGTAATTGGCCCCTCTTCGGAGGGGCCTTTTTCATCCTAGCTCGACGCTGCCAGTATGTGTATGCTGCACGCAGCATAAGGAAGTAGCTATGGCATGGGTTCCAACAGATGGTGAGGCCGAGTCCCACGCCCGGTCGATGTCGCTTCAGGGCGCTGACGAGCGGGAGATATGGGAAGAGACGCTGGCGCTTTTCGGGGAAGGCGTGTGGATGGGGCTAGATCAGGGTACGCCGTACACTTGGGCGGACTTTGAATCTACGGGGAAGTTTGCCGAAGTTATGGAGGGGTGGGAGCCAAACAGCTATGTGGAAAACACGGTATCCGACTATTTGAGTAGCGAAGAGGATTTCGACCAGATTCCCGGTCTAGCGCAAACGCTGGTAACTCTACGCCCTAGGCCGGAGGACTCCGAGCTTGCCGGTAGGTACGGTCGTCTGTTTGGGGTACGTGGATACATCCGAGATACTCCCAATAAGGCCAGCTATTGGGATGAACCAAGCCAGTCGTACCAGAATCATTACTCCGCTGAGGACATTACACTAGGGCATGAGGTCGGGCATGGAGTAGACGATCTTACGAGTATGGGCGAGCCTTACGCGCCAAAGGGCGACGTATATGAGGAGCAACTATATGACCTTACCCCGAATATGCCCTATTGGGATGGGGTAAGTAGGGCGGCCCTAGCCGAGTATTTTCTACGTCCCGGTGAGATCAGTGCGCGTATCGGCGATAAGAGGTACCGTATGGATGCTCTGGCACAACCCAAGACAGATGAGGTGTACCCTCCTGATTTTCTAACCGAGGGTCCCGGGTACGCCGATCCCAGCCCCAAAATGTGGGAGGCCGTTGTCGCAGCCCACCGGAAGATAAACAGAGACGCCCGTGTATCCGGACCCAAACCCAGACCGGAAGGTATAGCTGCGCTTCTTCCCTAGCTATTCGTACGAGGTAGGTGTAGGATGCTCGCATCCCTGACAGGCGCATGGTGCGTCTGACACTAGCCACGACAGGAGATAGACATGGCTACTACAACTTTTACTGGGGCAGTCCGCTCTCAGAACGGCTTCCTTGAGGTTTCCAAGAACGCCACGACTGGTGTATATACCCAGACACGCGGCGTTACGACTTCGGCACCAATGACCGAAGGCTCCGGCATTTCTGACGGCACGGGCACGATCTATAAAGCCTCGGTCGTCAAGACCGTTATGGACGGCATCACTCACTTCTACACGCGCATCTACATTGACCTGACGGGTCTGGACTCTGTGGCCACGGCCAACGACATCATCGGCACTGGGGCCAGCGCGGCCCACCTCGGCCAAGTCACCGCTGCGAACAACGGCACGATCTACGCAGGTTCAATGACATGTCTGGAAACCCCCGCTGGCGGGGACAACGATATTGATTTGTCCAATGCCTCGGTTGCCACGGGCGTTCTCGGCGCTGACGTCACGGGTCTTACGAACTACGCGCAGTTGATTAACGCCGGAGACGCGACTTTGGGGGCCACTGACGTGTTCACTGCATGGCCGACCGCAGACTACTACCTCTACTTGGCTGCGGGCACCGGAGACACTGCGGCCACCTACACTGCGGGCAAGTTCCTGATCGAGATGCACGGCTACGCAGACAACTAAGGAGCTATCTGATGGCTGGTAAACTGAAAACGGCTGTGAAGAAGGCGGTGGCCAAGAAGGCCCCGCCGAAACCTGTCAAACGCGCCGATCTGGTTGTCCAGCGGCGTCGCAGCGGTAGTTAAGGAAATACGGGGGCGGGACTTCCCGCCCCTACTAGCAATGGAGTACTGAGATGTCCCTATCTGACTGCGCATCTAAACGTGTTACTGCCACCGGAGATGTAGCTGTTGGCACGGTTCGTATGCGCTATATTGTCGGTCTGGTTGATAATGTCGGCGCTGGACGTTTGACAATCACAAACGGCAACGGCGGCGATACACTTGTTGACGTCGATCTTGCCCAGAACGCTGGGTTTGAGATTTTCATCCCCGACAACGGTATCAGGGGTGATCCTTGGGTATCCGCTGCTACGAACGTCACGTCGGCGACGATCTTTTATAGCTGAGGGGGCTGACTCATGGCGGCGGTAGGTAATTCATGGGCATCTGTAGCGGAGCCTAAGAAGGCTAAAGTTGATAAGCCCAAGCCCGTTAGCAGCGGCGGCTTCAGTCAGTCCCGTGCCCAGATTTCCGCGAACGTGAGCGGCGCGGACGTTCAGCGCTATAAGTCTACTGGGAGCAACAATAAGTCCAAAAGTTCGTCGCAGGATTCCGAGCGGTATGTCTCGACCGGGGGCAATAGTAATCCTAAGGCATCGACGGGGAGTAGCCCTAGTCTGTCGTTCGGCAGCTCTGTGCCGCAGGCGCGGGCAACCAGCTACGGGAACAACGTTAACTTAGGCTTCGGCAATACCGGCTCCGCTGGTTCCGCCGGAATAGCAGCGGCGGTGAACCGCGCGAGTCCTGTCGCTCAGAGACTTCTTGGATATGGAGGGCCGCAGGCGGTTACCGACGCTGTAGGCTACGGCCAAGGGCCGAGTCTTGCGAGAACTGCGCTTACGGGCGGCCCCCCCGCACACCAAACTATTGCGGGTATGGCCCAGTTGGCAGAGATAGAGGCCGCGGGCTTGCGGGACGCATACGCACGTGCCGCGCCGGAGGCCGGGGCGACGCCGCCAAAGGCGAGGCCCCACGATTTCGGGTTTTCTCCGATGCAGGGTCCGGCCTACCCCGGTCCGATGCAGGGTCCGGCCTACCCCGGTCCGATGCAGGGTCCGGCCTACCCCGGTCCGATGCAGGGTCCGGCCTACCCCGGTCCGATGCAGGGTCCGGCCTACCCCGGTCCGATGCAGGGTCCGGCCTACCCCGGTCCGATGCAGGGTCCGGCCTACCCAGCTCCGTCAACGATGGCCCCCAATGACGTACGCGAAGCTATCAATAGGGGGATTCAAACCGCGAATGCGGGGGCTCAACAGCCGCAGTCCGGCGACCCGTATGCGCGAATATATGGCGCCGACTACAAGGAAATCCCAACTGAGGCAGAGATGGCGGCGGGGGCTGCGCAGCAGGCTAATTTACCAGACTGGATGCGCAATCAGTTCGGAGGAGTCACGCAGCAACCGCAGCCACGTCGGACGCGTCCCATTTTATCGGCGCAACAGAAAGCAGACCTCGACCCCGCATTTGGAGGATTGGAGCCGACTCCCCGGTACCCGCGCATTGCAGAGGATTTTACTGCCCCCTACCCTGACCAAGTGCCGGTAACCAACGCAACGCAGGCCCGTATAAGCGCAGCCAACCGCGAGGAACAGGCCGCGCGGTTGGCTGCGGATCAGCGCGTGCTAGAATCGTTAGCGGCTGGCGGCGGCTATAGCCAATCCGGTGCGCAGATTTCCGCGAATGCGAGGGAGGCCGCTGCCGCTGGTACGACTGCGCCCACGACGCAGGGTGGTCCCGTCTCGTCGGAGCAGCGGAATGCACTAGCGAACGAGCGGCCCGACGAGACTGAGGCGGAGTATAACGCGCGCGCGCAAGAGGCCTATGCCCGCCAAACTATGGGGCAGAGGTTTCCGGAATATTGGGGGGCGCAGCCGTCGCTCGAGGCTGCGACACCTGCTGGCATCCCCGGTACTCGCCCCCGGGCCCGCCCTGAAGGGGAATACCCCTCTAGTGATCCCGTAGTTGTCCAGAACAGTCCCCCAGAGGACTACGACCCCGGCGGTTTGCCAGTAGTCCCAGGCGACGAGCTCGAAACTTACGTGGGGGCGGCTCCTGCTCCTGCTACCGCTTCCGATGCCCCGATGGGGTCGATTGCCAACGAGTTCGACCCCTCCTTTGAGTCGAGCCGAAAAATCCCGAGGGGCGCGCTCGCGCTCGCGGGGGCGGTCAACCCGCTGTTCGGTTTGGCCGGTATGGGTATCAATGCTATGGGCGGTATTCCCCTAGGGGACCCTAACAATCCCGCTGAACGATATGTTTCTTCTGCGCAACGCCGCAACGGCGACAGCCGCCGATGGAGACGCGGTGAGGACCGCGACGATAGAGACGATGGGGGCACGCCCCCTCTACCTGACGAGGCTCCGTCTTGGTGGCCGCCGGGCGTACCGTGGCCGCCCGTCGCCCCCGCTCCCGGACCTGTGGTTCCACCGTATGTACCTTCACCCGTACCAGTGGCTCCCTCGTCGTATTATTTTTCACACCCTGACGTTAGCGCCGCCGCTGCGGCAGGTATCGCGGGGGTACCGGGGGCACCATGGCAGTAGTCGTACCAGAACTTTCTGAGCTGTTTGAGGAAGCGTACGAGCGGGCCGGTGTAGAAATGCGCAGTGGCTACGATCTTCGCACGATCCGGCGCAGTCTGAACCTGCTCACTATCGAGTGGCAGAACCGCGGACTTAACTTGTTCACGATTGCTGCGGGCACGCAGGCCCTGACCGACGGCACGGCTACATACACCATGCCTACGGATACAATCGACCTCATCGAGCACCAGCTGCGGACCGGGACTGGGACAAGTCAGGTGGATACCACCCTGCAGAGGATCAGCGTGTCTACGTACGCGCAGCAGACCAATAAGAACAGTGAGGGTCGGCCGACTCAGATTTACGTGGACCGAGGCACAACTTCAGTTACAGCCACGCTGTGGCCGGTTCCTGATGCTAGCACTTACACGCTGGCGTACTACAGGCTTGTCGGCATCGACGGGGTTTCGTCGGGCGTAGGGACGACGGCTAGCGTGCCCCAGCGCTTTGTACCGGCGCTGGTCGCGGGGCTCGCGCTCAATATAGCGGCCAAGAAGCCGGAAGCGGCGGCGCGCGTCCCTATGCTAAAGCAGGACTATGAACAGCAGTTCCAGATGGCGGCGGACGAGGATGAGACCAGAGCGTCGTTCTATATTCGTCCGTATGGAGCCCACTGATGGCCTACGCTAAGGGTAAATACGCGTTCGGCTACTGCGACCGCACCGGGGCCAGATACCCACTTGCGGACCTTGTTTGGGAGTACAAGAACGGTACAAAGACCGGTATGCGGATTGGTAAAGATGTAGTAGACTTGGACCACCCGCAGAACTTCTTGGGCAAGGTGCGTATCTTCGATCCGCAGACGCTAAGGGATGCGCGGCCCGATACCGGTCTGACGACCAGCCGCGCTCTATCCAGCTGGGACCCGGTTGGTGCTAATATGTTCTACATGGTCGGCAGTGTTGGTACTGTCACAGTAATAGGAGACTGAGATGCCCGGTACAGTTATGCGCCCTAAAGTCCTGCGGCGGGTGAAAGACCGCAAGAAGCCTACGAAGCCTACGAAGCGGCCGAAGCCACGGCCCCCCGAGGAGAACCTCTCGCCCACCGCCGAGAATGCGGATCAGTACCCTCCGTCGCCCGAGGAGGGCCAGACGAGACCGAAGAAAAACCCGCGGCGAAATACCAAGAAGATGGCCAAGGGCGGCATGGTCTGTAAGGGAATGGGCGCTGCCACCCGTGGCGGGCGCTTCACGCGCGATGGATAAGCCATGAACTACACAGAACTCACTACGGCGGTCCAGAACTACACGGAGTATGCGGAGACGACTTTCGTCGCCCAAATTCCTACGTTCATTCGTCAGGCCGAGGAGCGTATCTTTCGGACAATTCTGATCCCAGAGCTGCGTAAAAACTCCACAGCTACATTAGCTGCGGACAGTAAGTACCTTGCACGGCCTAGTGATTTCCTTGTTCCGTTCTCGTTGGCGACTATCGACGCGGATAGTGAGCATACCTACCTGATCGAGAAGGACTCCAACTTCATCCGGGAGGCGTACCCTGCCGCTGCCACGACCGGGGTTCCTAAGTATTACGCGCAGTTTGACGGCGATGATGCCTCCAGTGACGGGCACTTCCTGATCGGCCCTACGCCCACACTTAGTTACACGGTGGAACTGCATTACTACTTCGATCCTCCGTCCATCGTCACCAGCGCCACATCTTGGCTGGGCGATAATGCCGAAACGGCGCTCCTATACGGAACGCTAGTAGAGGCGTACACGTTCATGAAGGGCGAGGCCGACCTGATGCAGCAGTACGAGGCGCGCTACCAAGAGGCACTGGCGCAGGTAAACGGCATTGCCAGACGTTCGATGATGGACACATATAGAGGCGGGGAGCCGTCAAGATGAACATGCACCTCAATGGCGTTAACGTTCTGACAACCCATAACAGGGGGTTCACGTCGGAAGAACTTGCCAAGCAGTGCGCTGACAAGCTGGTGGCCGTATCTGACACTGCGCCACCTGCCATCCGGGATCAGGCCCATGCGTTCAAGGCCCACGCTGAAGTTCTGATACGGATGTACCTAGACCGTGCTATTCAGAGCGACAGAACTACAGTATACAATGCCCTGAAGGACGCTGGGCACGAACAACTCGGTAACATGATAAGGAGGCTGTGATGGCTTTTACTGGTGACTTCCTCTGCACTTCGTTCAAAGGCGAAGTTATGGAGGCGAAACACAACTTCACGCTGACAACAGGTGATACGTTCAAGATCGCGCTGTATGACAACAACGCATCGTTTACTGCGGCCACGACGGATTACACTGTCACTAATGAGATTTCCGGTACAGCGTATGTTGCTGGTGGCAACACGTTGACTAACGTGACGCCCACAACTTCGGGCACCACCGGACTCACGGACTTTGCGGACAGCACTTGGTCTACGGCCACTTTCACGGCTCGCGGCGCGCTGATCTACAACTCCACGCTGGGCACGGGGACCGTCTGTGTTCTGGACTTCGGCGCGGACAAGACGGCTACGGCGGGCGATTTCGTTGTGACGTTCCCGACTGCTGACGCTAGCAACGCCATAATTCGTATTGCGTAGGACACAGAATGGTAGTCCTCGTAAATCGGGCGAAGATGACCACGGCCACGGTTGGTACGGGGACGATCACGCTTGGTTCGGCGGATACTGGATACCAGAGCTTTGCTGATGCCGGGGTGGTGGACGCAGATGTCGTCCGTTACGTCATCGAAGACGGCGTTAGCTGGGAAATCGGTGACGGCACATACACCGCTTCTGGGACGACCCTGTCGCGTTCTGTTATCGAGAGTAGCAACGCTGATTCCGCCATTTCTCTTACTGGGAGCGCGGTGGTTTTCGTTTCGGCTATCGCTGCGGATTTTGCTGGCGCGGCATTCCTAAGCAAGACCACGACGTACACAGCAGTGGCCGGAGAGAGTATTCTAGCTGACACGAACGGCGGCACTTGGACGCTAACCCTACCGGCGAGTCCCGCTACAGGCGATACGGTGACTGTCGCAGACCCCGATGACTGGAGCGCCAACAACCTCACGATAGGTCGGAACGGCTCCACTATTGAGGGGGACGCCGCCGACATGACAATGGACATAGGCGGTGCCTTGGTCCGGTTTGTCTACGACGGTACGACTTGGGAGATATTTGTTCAGGTCGGCGTAAACAGCGGCACCGTGGTCACGGAGGCAGGCAGCCAGACCCTGACCAACAAGACTATCAGTGGCGCAAGTAACACCCTGACGGTCGATGGCACTAACGGTGTCGGTTTTTTGGACCTTCCCGCTGTAGGCACTAAGACTGGCAGCTACACCCTAGCCACAGGAGATGTCGGAAAGTATGTGCAGGTAGGCACCGGTGGGTCGATCACGATCCCTGACGCTACCTTCAGCGAAGGGGATGCGATAAGCATCTTCAACAATACTACGGGGGACATCACGATCACCTGTACGATCACTACAGCCTATATTGCCGGTACAGATGCTAATGATGCTGCGATGACCCTAGCTACCCGTGGGGTGGCAACCATCCTGTTCATTTCCGGTACTGTATGCGTAGTCACGGGGAATGTGAGCTGATGACCGGGATCATGCAGATGTTCGTTGGCGGTGGCGGCGCTCTATCGTCTATCGTTGAATATCTCATTGTTGCCGGTGGTGGTGGTGGGGGTAAGCGTCACGCAGGTGGCGGAGGCGGCGGTGGCGTTGTTACCGGAACCTTTGATATCAATGATGAACCGGGCACAAAAACCATTGTTGTAGGTGCTGGCGGCGCGGGAGCATTCGGAACCGCCTCGCCAACAATCCCCACTTCTGGCGGCGACAGTACCTTCTTTGGTAAAACCGCAGAGGGCGGCGGCGGTGGTGGTAGTTTTAACTCTTCCCAGACGAACGGGGCCAACGGTGGTTCTGGCGGCGGTGCGAGTCTGCCATCGAGCGGGACGCGCACGGGCGGCACAGCAACCCAACCCTCTACGAACACTGGCGTTGATAATGATGCAGGGTTTGATGGTGGGGACGCTACTAATGGAGTTGCCTCCGCTTGGGCAGGCGCGGGCGGAGGCGGCGCTGGGGCTGCGGGTGAAGATGCAAATACACAAGGCGGCGATGGTGGGGACGGTATAGAGTGGCCCACAGGTTCCGGAACTTACTATGGCGGCGGCGGAGGCGGTGGCGCACCGGGAGGTGATATTGCAGATATCGGCCTTGGTGGACTTGGTGGTGGTGGCGATGGGTCCGCGGGCGACACATACGGCGAGGCTGGTACAGCAAATACTGGCGGCGGTGGTGGTGGCGCGAGAGCAGCGGTCGCTGCAACTTACTCTGAGGGCGGGGCTGGTGGATCAGGCGTCGTAGTGCTGCGCTCAGAAACAGCAGCTATCTACACTAGCGGAAGCCCAGTAGTTACTACAGAGGGTGCTACCAATGTTTACACCTTCAATAACGACGGGGCCATTTCTTGGGACAATGTTGCCCTAGGATACAGCTACCTAGGGACCAACACTTGGTCTGACGAAACAACTAGGACCTCTTACACACAGTCAAGTGCGTCCTTTGGTGCCGCAGATAGCAACAGATATATCATCTGTGCCTTTGGCATATTTGTTGGCACCTCTTTGAGCGACCCCGTTACTTCTGTCACTATCGGCGGTGTAACAGCAACTCAATTGGGGACTACGGCAACTGCTGATGGTGATGGTGAGTGGTACATGATCTACGGGGCTGCTGTACCTACGGGAACTTCTGGCGACATTGTAATAAACCAGAGCATAAATAATGTCTTCCAAGGTACATGCTCTAGGTACAGGTTGATACGAAGTGGTGGCCTCACGCCCAGCCAAACTGGTGTCAGCAGTAATAACTCTGGCGGCACGACCGAAATAAGCCTAACAGCCGCCGGATCAGGCAGTGTTATCATGTGGAGTGGTGGTAACGCCAACCAGTCGCAGGGTGCTCCGACCTTTACAAACATAACCGGCGCTGAAGACTCAGAAGTGGATATTCGTACCACTGAGTGGTGTAACCAGTGTTCTGGAACAAGTGATGCTTCTGGCACTTGTACAATCAGTCACAACGGGTCTGAAGCCGGTACAATGGTACTCTGGGACCTCTAATAGAACGAAAGGGCTGACATGGCTACACTATCGTCAAAAATAGCCCCCGCCGGGGTTCAGACGCAGGGCGCTGTCCTTGATGACCTGAACACGACAGGGGCTAACTCTGCCGATGGTGAGATTCTAGTTGGCACTGGCGCTGGTGCGCTGGCGTGGGAAAGTGGCGCTACTGCACGGACCAGTCTTGGCTTGGCTATCGGGACAGATGTAGTGGCGCAGGCGGGCGACCCGATTGGCCAGCAAACGATCTGGATACCTGCCGGGGCTATGACGGCACGGACAACCACGGGCGCTGAGTCTGGTTCTGCCGAAACGACTACCAACAAGGTCATGCTCCAGAGTTTGGACTTCGACACGTCTGCTGACGAACACGCTCAGTTTGCCATCCAGATGCCGAAGGGCTGGGATGAGAGTACTCTGGTTGCTCAGTGCGTCTGGTCACACCCATCCACGGCCACCAACTTTGGCGTGGTGTTCTTTCTTCAGGCAGTGGCCTTTGCTAACGACGACGCCGGAGACACCGCGTTTGGCACGGCAGTTTCAATGACCGACACGGGCGGGACGACAGACGACATTTACATCAGCCCGGAGAGTGGGGCTATAACAGTGGCTGGATCGCCGGGTGCAGAGGAGTATGTCATCTTCCAAGTTTACCGGGATGTGAGTGATGCCAGCGACGACCTAGCTGTGGATGCACGACTGCACGGGATCAAAATCCATTACGCCATTGATGCGGGGAATGACAGCTAATGCACCTTGTGAATAATCTTACGGGTTTTGGCATGGCAGACGGGGACTTCGGTCCGCCTATCGAGGCTGTTGGCACGCCAAACACTGTTGACGGCACCGGTTCTATAACATTGCCCGCCGGGCTGGCCGAAGGTGACTTTGTAATTGTTGGGACATGCGACGATGAGACTGATATTGGCGTTTCCGACGGGCCTGCGGAGTCTGGATATACTGAGATTTTCCGGGACAACGGCTACGGCGCGCGGGTCGCAGCGTGGTATAAGTTTATGGGGGCAACCCCGGACACATCAGCCACGGGACTGCATGGTAGTTCCAAATCCTCAAACTGGTGCATGGCTTACAGGTATGTAAATTCTACGAACCCATTCAATGGTACGACGGAAGTGGCAAACGGCGGTTTCGGACTACCTAACGCGCCGTCCATGACGACCACGCGGTCTAACATTCTCAGGGTTGTTGTTAATTATTTGGATGACGATAAGGACGCCACGATGGCCCATTCGTGGGAAGCCGGTTCGCTAAACACCATAAACTTTCTTTGGGACGGAGCCTCTGGTAACGGCGGAACATACATTGTGGCTGACTTGCTTAGTGTGTCATCTGGCGCAGTAGACCCGCCGGTCTGCACTGGCGCAGGTAACGACGCATGGCAAGGTGTCCACTTCGGACTTAGGAGGGGGTAATGGATATGTATATGGAGAATGACTCATGACTAGGTATGTAAAGACTGATGGGACAAATCTGTTGGGGTTCAAGGACTTCGACAATGCGGATAACCACCTGTCACCTGCCGCTGCGCAGGCAGTGGGAAAACCTTGGTGGCTCCCCTACATTGTAGCGCCCCAGCCTGTTTACACCCCCGAAATACAACATGCCCCCGTCAGGGATAATGACGCCATTCTGGCTGATCGGGTAGAGCAGGTGTGGATTGCAGGGGTTGCCAAAACGCAGGCAGAGATCGACGCAGAGGTTGAGCAGCGTCAGGACAACGCAATGGACCGATTGGGTCAGGCGTCTAGCATTGACAAGGTGCTTGGCGCTGCGCTGTTCGAGGTGGTGAATGACGTGCGTGTCCTGAAGGGCCAAGGCACGATCACCGCCGCTCAATTCAAGGCGTGGCTGCGGAGCAAGTTCTGAAATGCTCAGAGTCAACAATCTCGTTGGGTTTGGGGCTGGTGGCGGTGTCGGCGTTGAGTCCGCCATTATACAGGTGGGCAGTGTCACTGTAGCTAAATCGACAGGGACGATCACTCTGCCGACCGGCCTCCTAGAAGATGACGTTGTAATTATCATTTCTGGAGGTGACGGCTCCGGAACGGCGACTGCTACGGGGTACACATCCATTTTAGGCGACGGCGGAACAGGCTCTCATTCGCAGTCTTGTTACAAAATTATGGGGGCAACGCCGGATACAACCGCGTCTGGTTTGATTAGCAGCAGCACCTCCATGAACATGGCGGTGGCGTTTAGGTATGTAGACACATCAACACCCATCGACGGCACAGCGACCTTTGCTGAAGGGACCGGCTCGCCAGACCCTCCCTCCCAAACTACCATAACCAACAACGCACTTAGGTGCATTTACGGTGTTCTAGACGACGATATCACCACAATGTCCCACAGTTGGGATGGTGCAGCTTTGGTTTCGTACTATGACGATGTTGGTTCGGGTGGTGCTGGTTGTTCAATCGGGTTCAGCACACAATTTGATACTGTTGCGGGCGCGGACAACCCGTCAGCGTTCAGTTCCACTTCTGATTCTTGGGACGCAGGACATTTCGCGCTGCGCCCAGCATTCCCTAGCGTGCCTGCCTAGGTGATTTAGATGACCCAGCGACCCCTCTCTGACGAAGAGCTGACCGCGCTGCGTGAGATCATCACGGCTGATGCCCGGCGTCAATGGCTTATCAGTGGGGCCAAAGCCGTCGCCATCTGGATTGCAGCCATCGCCGGGGGCTGGCTGGCTTTCCGGCAGCTTATAGAGGGGCTTTTGAAATGAGACTGCTTGGTTTCCAAGTAGTAATGGCAGCGGTGGCTAGCGATAACGGCAAAGGGAACGGGAGAGACAAGAAATGACTAACGCAGCATATGAGTTGGCCCGCACCTTCATCGGCACTAAGGAAATCGTGGGGCGGCGACACAATCCATTAGTGGTTCAGTGGTTTGCAGACGTAGGCCATAGCTGGGTCAGCGATGATGAGACGCCGTGGTGTGCTGCGTTTGTCGGTTCGATGCTGATGCGGGGCGGGTATCGCTTCACAGGCAAGCTGAACGCCAGAAGCTATGCCGACACACCGTCGAACACAAAGGTAAAGCTGGCAGACGCCCAAGAGGGGGATATTGTAGTGTTTGAACGCGGCAACAACGGTTGGTCCGGTCATGTTGCGTTTTTCGTCAAACAGACAGACAAGTCCATCCTCTGCCTAGGCGGTAATCAGGACAACGCCGTCAATGAAAAGTGGTATCGCAAATCACGCCTGATTGGTGTATACCGCCCGAAACCCGTCGCGGGCATGGCCAAGCCCCCTCCTGCACGTCCAGAGCCTGCGGTGGGCCTGCTATCTGCCATCTTGGCAGCACTGAAATCTTTCTTCACACGGAGTAAATGACATGGACTCGAAACCTTTCTGGATGAGCAAGACGATGTGGGTCAACATCATCGCTGGTGCAATCACGGGCGTTGAGATCGCAGGTGTAACTGACCTCCTGACGGCCTCTCAGCAGAGTGGCCTTGCCGTTGCTGTTATCGCGGCGAACATCGTCCTACGGTGGATCACAACCTCTCCGGTGACGTTGCGTTGACTAGCCTGTTCGTCGCACTAATCAGCGCCTTAGCCGCTTGTGGCGGGGTGATTGGGGCTTTCCTGCTTGGCCGCAAGACAGGGCGGCAAAAGGCTGAGAACACGGCGCTGCGGAATCAGATCGAGACGCGCGAGGAGATTGATGGTGCAACGATACATGACGACCTTTCTCTTGCTAACCGTTTTCTCAATCGCCGGGTGCGAGACGGTGAGGATCGGGACTAGCGCGGCCATCTGCGATGGCACTGCGGGGGCAACTGACGTTCTGGCGCAGGCCGTGGTGGAGCGGCAACCGCATCCTGATGTTCGGATCGCGGCGGCGGAGTTGATCGTCAAACTGGACGCGGGGTGTAGGAGATGACCCGCCTCATAGCCCTTGGCCTTGGTGCCCTGCTTTGGCTTTTTGCTGCCAATGCGGCGATGGCTAGCGAGTGCAAGTGGTATGGAGACCACTGCATGGTCTCGAAATTTGAGCCAAATACTTGCCTTTCTGCTAAGAAATTTGGCTATTCGTGGCCGAATATAGCCGCGCATCTTGGGATGCGTGTTTGGTATTGGAGTTCCGAAAACCCCCATATCGCCCTGCTCACAGCGGAACCACCCACCACCAGAACCCCTGACCGAATTGAAGGGTGGGGGGACTTTATGCTTCGGGGGATGGCCTGTAGACTATCCACATCCACTAGACACGAGCCGACCTGATGCTTGGTTTTTCGCCTCTCGCAAGTGCCCCCCTAGCGGCGAATAGTGATGCTACGCCGATAACTAGCGCTGCGGCTACCGGGGTCGCTGGCACAGGCGCGGTTGGTTCTGTCACCGTTACTGGTGACGCTAACGTCTCGGTCACAGGTGTGTCGGCCACGGGCGCTGTCGGGACGGCCACCGCTACAGGTGTAGCAACGGCCAATGTTACGGGTGTATCTGCTACTGGCTCCGTCGGGACGGCAACCTCGTCTGTTAACATTTCTCCCGCTGTTACGGGTGTATCTGGCACAGGCGCAGTCGGCTCTGTCACAGTAATTGCTGAAGCCAATGTCACCCCGACTGGGGTCGCGGGCACCGGAAGTGTCGGCTCTGTTACCGTTACTGGCGACGCCAATGTATCTCTGGCCGGGGTGTCTGGCACGGGCGTTGTTGGCTCTGAGGCTGTTTCTATTCGGCACGTTGTAAGCGTAACGGGTGTATCTGGCACGGGTGCCGCTGGCGCTGTCACGGTAACTGTGCAAACCAATGTGCCCCTGACGGGGGTGTTTGGTACGGGTTCGGCTGGAGCGGCAGTAGCAACGGGGGACGCCAATGTCGCGGTCTCTGGAGTCGCTGGCACGGGCGCTGTGGGCGGGGTCGGCCTGTCCCTTGGCTGCACCACATTCCCATCCGGGGTCGCTGGTACAGGCGCGGTTGGCTCTGTTACCGTCACTGGCGACGCTAATGTCGCGGTCACGGGTGTATCTGCTACTGGCTCCGTCGGATTCGCCACGGTGTGGGGGCGGATTGTACCTAGCCCCGGAACCTCTTGGGCGGAGGTAACCCCCTCGCCGGGGACTACTTGGACGGAAATAACCCCCTCGCCGGGGACGATTTGGACTAAGATAGCCGCATAACTCTAGCTAGGGGTTTGTGTAATGCGTATAGTGCCGTCGAAACACACAGGAGGCCATTATGGCTAGTACCTACTCCACCGGTGGCCTTGAGATCATGGCTGACGGCGAGAAAGCCGGTAGCTGGGGAGATATCACCAGTAATAACCTACAGATTCTGGAAAGAATGGTGGGTGTTGCTGGCACTATTACACTGAGCGGCACGACACACACCCTGACCGTATCAGACGGATCGCTTTCAGACGGCCATTACGGGGTTCTTGTGTTCTCAGGAAGCCCTAGTGGGACGAACACCGTAACTATCTCACCTAACGACTCCGCCCGGATGTTCCACGTCCTTAATAGTTCTGGTGAGAGCGTGATCCTCACGCAGGGTTCTGGGGGAAATGTTACCGTCACTGACGGCGCAAGCGCCATTGTTTATTGTGACGGTGCGGGCGCAGGTGCGGAGGTCGTCGATCTCTCGGCAACCCTAACTGCTGGGGACGCGGGACTCCGAGACATTGCTGCACTCGCAGTGACGGACGGTAACGTCATTGTGGGAGACGGCTCGAACTGGGTAGCCGAAAGCGGTGCCACTGCCCGGACCAGCCTCGGCGCACAGGCGCAAGGCGACGTTCTGGATGACCTGAACACCACCGGGGCCAACGCTGCGGACAGCGAGTTCCTTGTTGGTACGGGCGCGGGCGCACTTGCTTGGGAGAGTGGGGCCACTGCTCTGACCAGCCTTGGCCTTGGTACAGGGGACACGCCTCAGTTTAATGGCATCGAGGTTGCTGCCAGCGACACTACGCTTACCCGCTCTGGGGCGGGTGTTGTGGCTGTCGATGGGAACAACATCTACACAGCAGGCACAGCCATTGCCGCTGCTGATGGTGGGACTATCGGTCAGCAGACCATCTGGATGCCTGCCGGTGCGATGATTCCAAGGGTTACTACTGCTGCCGCTACGTTAAACTCGGTGGAGATCGCCACCAGCTTGATCGCCCTTCGCACGATGGACTTTGATAGCTCTTCGGCTCAATTCTGCGGATTTGGTATCCAGATGCCAAAAGGCTGGGACGAGGGCACTTTGGTCGCTCAGTTTGTCTGGTCCGCCACCGGACAATCGCCGGATAATGATGGTGTACGGTGGTTTATCCGCGCCGGGGCCTATGCGTCCAATGACGCGCTCACAACAGCACTCGGCACAGCGGTCGGGGCGGCTGCGCAAGACCACTCTGCGACCGACGACGATGTGATGATAACGGCGGAAACCGCTGCAATCACCGTAGCTGGTTCGCCGGGCGCGGAGGAGTGGGTTTATTTCGAGGTATATAGGGATGTCTCAGACGCTGGAGATGACCTAGACGTGAATGCACGACTGCACGGCGTGAAGATTCACTACACATTATCCAGCGGTACGGACGACTAGGATGGCGTATACCCCACTCCAGTTCCGGCCCGGAATCAACCGCGATATCACGCCCCACGCTAACGAGGGCGGCTGGATCGACTGCGACAAGGTCCGGTTTCGGCAGGGGTTTCCTGAGACGATTGGTGGATGGGAAAAGGTTGCGCCCACGACTTTTCAGGGCACATGCCGCGCTCTGCACTCTTGGGTTGCGCTGGACAACTCCAAATATCTGGGCATCGGCACCCACCTGAAATACTACATCCTCGAAGGGCAGGACTACTACGACGTAACGCCAGTCCGCGTCACGACCGCCGCTGGCGATGTGACCTTTTCTGCGACCGACGAGTCTACCACCATTACGGTGACCGACGCTGGTCACGCTGCTGCCATTGGGGACTTTGTTACCTTCTCCGGGGCGGTCACGCTTGGGGGGACCGTCACCGCTGCCGTGCTTAATGCGGAGCATCAGATCACGGCCATTCTCACCGGGAACACATACACGTTTGAGGTTACGGACGCTGCAATCGCCGCAGACGAAGCCGGGGACGGCGGCGCTTCTGTCGTTGGGGCGTACCAGATCAACACGGGGCTGGACTCTGTAGCTTTTGGTAACGGATGGGGGGCAGGTGTATGGGAGGCGGATGCTACTAACCCGCGCAGTTCTACGAGGGGCTGGAACGACAGCGCGGATACCACAGTTACTAGCTCGCAGCTTCGTACATGGTCCCACGACAACTACGGCGAAGATTTGCTGTTTTGCGTTCGCAATGGCGGCGTTTACTATTGGGACAGGACAGGTGCGTTAACCACCCGCGCCGTTGCGCTATCCTCTTTGTCCGGTTCCAACCTTGCGCCGACAATCGCGAGAGTTGTGATTACCTCTAGCAGCGATAGGCACGCTATGGCCTTCGGATGCGACCCGGAGGACAATATAGGTACGCAAGACCCGCTCCTTATTCGGTTTTGTGACCAAGAAGACATCACCGAGTGGGAGACTCGCGCTGACACCACTGCGGGAAGTATTCGGATTAGTAGTGGCAGTGAGATCATCACAGCGATCAGGACTAGGCAGCAAGTTCTGGTGCTTACAGATATTTCTGCGCATGTTGTTCAGTATTTGGGGGCGCCGTTTACGTTCGGCGTTACAGAGATTTCCACGGCGGTCACGGCGCTGGGTCCAAACTGCGCAGTATCCATTGGCGATGCTGTATTCTGGATGGGCGACGGAGATTTCCATGTGTACGACGGCACAGTGCAACAAATCTCATGCCCCGTCCTTGAGTATGTGTTCAGCAACTTCAACCGCAGTCAGAAGAACAAAGTGGCCTGCGGGAACAACGCGGAGCATTCGGAGGTCTGGTGGTTCTATCCGTCCGCTGATTCCACGACAAACGACAGGTATGTGGTATATAACTACCAAGAGCAGTTGTGGTACTACGGCAGCATGGCGAGGACGGCTTGGGAGCAGGCTGGTGTGTTCTTGGACTCCATAGCCGCAGGTACAGACAATTACCTGTATTATCAGGAAGTTGGCATCAATGACGGCAGCGAAAACCCCCCGGTCGGCATCAGTTCGTACATAGAATCCAGTCCTGTAGATATGGATGCGGGGGATCGGTACTTATTCGCGGATAGGGTTATTCCCGATGTTACCTTCCGTTCTTCTACTGGCACCCCTTCCGCCACACTAACAATCAAGGCCAAGGATTGGCCCGGCGGTGGTTATCTAACGAAAGAAGAAGACGGCGCGGTCACGCGGTCGGCATCTGTCCCGGTGGAGAAATACACCAAAGAGCAATACATCCGACTCCGTGCGAGGGCTATGTCGCTGCGGTTTGAGTCAGATCAGTACAACACCTCTTGGCGGCTGGGCATACCCCGCATAAACATTCGACCGGACGGTAGGGCCTGATGAGCCGTAATGCCCCCATACCATACTTTCCAGTCCCTCCGATGGACTACGAACACCGCTACATGGCGGAGTTGGTTCGCTCCATTGCGCTGTACACCCAGCAAGCGCGGAACCCCGGAGAGGGGCGTAACACCTTCACGGTGTTCACAAACCTGCAATCCGGGGGGGACGCTGGGCTAGAGACGGGGACTGTTTTTCAGGTCGATGGCGTACTAAAAGTGGTTGTATCGAGGATTCCGCACGTTTCGGGGGTGTCTGGGACAGGTGCCGTGGGAACCGTAACGGTATCGACACCGTAAGCTATTTTACGTAGACTATAACTGTGTAGCACTGAGAAGGTTCTGGTATGGCACTTCCTATGATTCTGAGCTTGCTGGGTTCCGCTGCCTCCGGGGCCGGTATGCTAGGTACAATGAGCCCCCTTCTGGCGGGGTCTATCGGAACCGGCATCGGCTCGCTGCTGCAAGGCGACAGCGTAGGTGACGCGCTGAAGAAAGGCATTACGGGCTACGGTATCGGCTGGGGCATGGGTAAACTAGGGCAAGCGATGGGCATGGGCGGTAATCCCGGCGCTGGTCTGGCGGTTGACCCGGCAACAGGGGCCGTCATTCAGCCGGGAATGGGCGATCCAGCTCTGTTCGCCAATGGTGCTCCGGCTAATCCTATGGCAGGGGCGGGCGATCCCGCCATATGGAGCTCCAATCCGCCGGTAGGCGCGTCCGCAGCCCCCGCCGGGGACACTCTGATGAGTAAGTACCTCACGAGCACCGCAACGGGACTGCAGGGAGGCGCACCGGGCGCTGGTACGCAGGGGATGTGGGCAGACCGACTAATGGCAGGCGCTACAGGGCCATGGGGGAGCCGGACACCGGCAGCGTTGGGTGCGGCGCTCGGACCGGGGCTACTGTATCCTAATATGCCCGGATTGGAGGAAGAAGAACGTGAGTGGGTTGGCCAGTCGCCCCCTGCAGAGCGTACGTACCAACCTGCTCCTGCCGGGTATCGGCCGGGGGTTGATCCGGAGCACTACTACTACTCTGACCGATATCCCGCACCATCTACGATGTATGCTAATACCGGCGGTTACATGGTAGATACTCCCGGTGGCTCGGTCCCGTTATCTCCCGGCGGTGTAGCAGATATTGCCGCACAGGGTACTGAGATGCCAAGCGACCGGGACCTCGTCACGATGGCCTACGCCGCGCTGCGTGGGGAGCTACCCGCGGAGATGGCGGAGCCGGTGCTAATGCAGTTCGTTCAGGTGCACGGCGAAGATGCACTTATGGCGCTTGTGGAACAGGTGGAGAGCGGGGGTGCCCCCGCCGAAGTCACGCCTATGGGCCCGTCCGGCACGCGCATGGTTGAAGGGGCCGGAGCGACGGATATGATACCCGCGTCCCTCCCTGCTGCGCCGCCTACGCAGCTTGCTAGCGCGGGAGGACAGGTGGGGTCGGAGCAACACGTCCTCCTAGATGACGGTGAGGTTGTAATCCCCGCGGAGGCGGTACGCGCCGCTGGTGCGGGAGACCGTAGCGCTGGAGCAGCAAAACTTGCTGGGCTGGCAGAAATTCTTATGGCAGCATGAACATCGCCGCCAACATAAGCATAAGCGCCGTTCCGGCTCCGGCTGTGGGGTTTGTATGGGATACAGTGGCCCCGATGCTGCAGAAGGCGGTCGACACGTCGCCGGGCGGGTACACGACGGATTCGATCCGTAACGATCTCATGGAGGGTACGCTGGGCCTATGGGTCGCTCTAGAGAATGGAGATACGCCAGTGGCGGCGTTCACTACCCGGATAATGGACCTGCCGGAAAAGCGCGTGCTGGCAATGGATTGGGTCGGCGGCGGTAAGATGTCCGAGTGGCTAGAATTGACTATGGATGTGTTGGAGCGGTATGCACGGGATAACAGCTGTACGCAGCTGCAGGGATATGGCCGCAAGGCATGGGAGCGTTGGATGCAGCCGCACGGCTGGGAACCTGCGTATATGACCTACAAGAAGGATTTGTCCGATGAGTAAAGGTGGTAGCGCTCCCTCAGAGACGACGACGATTCAGACGAACCTGCCGGAGTACGCGGAGCCGTACTACAAACGGCTTATGGACCGTACTGAGGCGCAGTCTCTTTCTCCGTATCAGGCATACGGCGGGCAGCGCATCGCGCAACCCGGCGGTGACATAAATGCGTCGCGTGATCTCACGCGAAAAATCGCGGGTACCGGCATCGCCGGGCTACCGCAGGCCACACAGGGGGTAGCAGCGCAGGCTACGCAAGCGCAGCAGATGGCCGACAACACTAATCCGTACCAGTACGGCCCCCGCCAAGACTTCATAGACCCCGGCGTGGCGTCCGATTATATGTCTCCGTACATCCAGAACGTGCTCGACACCCAGAAAAGCCGGGCGACGCGCGACTTCAACGAGCTGGCGGGGGCCCGCAACACCGCCGCGGCGCAGGCAGGTGCGTTCGGCGGATCACGTAGATTTGTGGAGGAAGGCGTGGCCCAACGCGGGCTGCTCGACCGTATGACCGAGATGGATGCTATCGGACTACAAAATGCCTACCAGCAGGCGCAAGTCGGGTTCGACGCGGATCGCGCCGCCGAACTCGCCCGTCAACAGTCCCAAGCGGGTGAAAATGTCGCGTCTATGCAGGCTAAACTCGGCGCTATGGGGTATAGCGGAGACCAGCTTAACCGCCTCGTCGGGTTCGGCGAAATGGCCCGCGCAGGCGACATCCAGAATGCGCAGCTTCTGGAGACTATCGGGCGTTCCCAGCAAGGAGAACAACAGCAAGGGCTCGATCTGGCGTACGAGGACTTTGTTAGACAAACGGCGTATCCGGAGCAGCAGCTCGGCCTCATGTCCGGCATAATGTCCGGCGTGCCGGTACAGCCCAGCTCTACGCAAATAGGATACACGCCATATAACCCGCTGCAGCAGCTGCTAGGTACCGGCATCGCCGGGGTTGGATTGTACAGGGGGCTTCAGGGATGAGTATCACAAGTATGTACGGCGGCGAAGAGGCGTTGGGTAGTATGTCTGATGAGCAGGTGGCTGCTATCATGCAGGGGCCTCCCGGCCAGATACCTAAATTTATGGCCATGGCGGAGCTAGGTAAACGCCAGCGCGTGAGTGCGATGCAGCGACATCCTCGTCCTCCGGAGCCGACTGTTGCGGCCAGCCTCCTAGCGCGTGTGGCCCAGAGTGGTATGCCCCCCGGCGGCCTCAAGGACATGGCAGGTGCCATGGCTCCCCCTCCGACGATCCGCGCTGCGGATGGTATGTATGGCGGGGGCCCCGGGTCAAGTGTAAGTGACGTGTTGACGCTGGAAGAGATTATGGAACTGGGGAGCCAGAAGGTAGAGCCCAAACGCCCGTGGTGGAAGATGTTTTCCTATGACCCCTCGCGCGCAATATGGAACGCGGGCATAGATATGACTGATGGTAACCCTATAGACTACAGCGACCCTAGTACCCTGACCCCAGAGGCGAAAGCGGCGCGCGCAGCTGCCGCGGCGGAGGTGTCCAATGCCCCAGAACTTCGAGATATGTCTCCCGCGGAGCGTGAAGCGTACATAGATAGACTCGGTAGTATAACCGGGGACGAAATAGACGATGCTGGTTCGTACCCGCTGCGGCTCCCCCTTCCCCCCATGGAGGGGCCCCCTATGCCCGCCGATTACTTCGACGCCGACGAGGAAATCATCATGGTTGACCCTGAGGTTGAACCCGCGCCTGCCGAAGACCCCGACACTGTCGGTGGGCCGTTCGCTGGTGTGGAGCCGGAGAAATACAATGACTGGCTGGCCCTAGCGGCCGGTGGCGCGAAGCTGGCCAGCGGGAACCCTAATGATTTCGGTCCCGCCATATCAGAAGGCATAGCGGCCCTTATCGACGGGCGGGCGCGTGTTGACGAGAAGAACCGCAAAGACGAACTTCTCGATATCGAGCGGAAGAAACTGGAGATAGCGCGGTTGGCAGCCACGGCGAAAGGCGAGTACGACCCCGCTTTAGGACCAGTATTCGAACGCATCTCGGAGCTGGAAGGTAAGCTGTCGATCCCCCCCGGCAGCAGCACGGGATTAAGCCGCACCGGGCGCATTACGGCAGAGGAGGAGCTACGGAGTCTCAAGGACGTTGTGAATAGGGCGCTCCGGATCAACTTCGGCGGGGGCGGTGGGGGCACCGTAGTAGGCGAGATCGGCGACGGTAGGGCGGCGTAATGGGCACTGCATATGTCCCCGGTGCGTATAGTGGCCGCACGTACGAGCTTAGATACGACGGTGACACTCCAACGGCTACGGAGACCGCTCGCGGGCAGGCTTTTGTAGAGGCGCAGGAAGCTCAGTTCCGTGCCGACTACGAGGCCAAATACGGCGTCGAGGACTATGATGACGGCACCGCCTTTGGGCGCGCATGGGACCGGGCTAAGACCGGCGCTTATGGTAGGGTTGGTACCCTGCTGCGCAGTACCGGTGAGCAGGCGGACTTTGACTGGCTAGAGGGTATGGGTACGGGCATGGAGTCCAGCGCCCGCGAAGAACAGCTCATGGAGGCTGGTCGGCTTACCCCTGCTACATCTCGTCAGGACGTTGACAGCATCGCCTCGGCCCTTACCTACGCGGGCGAACTGGCTGGCGGGTCGGCTGTGGATACTATTGCAGGTATAGCGGGAACGGTAGGCGGGGGTATTGCGGGCGGTATTGCTTCCGGCGGAAACCCTTTGGGTGCGTTGGCGGGCGGTATCGCGGGCGGTACGGCTATGGTCTCTCCCCTCTTCGCTGGCAGTAACATTCAACGCCAAGAGGAGGTCCTCGGCCGGTCGCTAGAGCCCGGCGAATACGGGAAGGCGCTAGCCACCGCTGTGGCGCAAGGCGCGCTGAACTCTGTGGCGGATCGGGTACTTCTGGGTCTGCAGCGGTCGGGGGTACCACTACCGTCAGCCAAAAATTTGTTCGTACGTACAGGCCAGTACGGCGCTCGCGGTGTAGCCGCCGAAGTTCCTACAGAGGTCGGACAGCAGCTGCTAGAGCGCGCGCAGGCAGGTCTGCCTATAGGCGACGACGAAGCCATTGCGGAATACGTCGACGTGGCCATTGGTGCCGCTGTTCTTGGCGGTCTTGGCGGTGCCGTTCAGGGACCGTTCCGCGGCCCGAAGGAAGACGTACCCGAACCGGATGCCGAACCGGATGCCGAGCCGGATGCTGAACCGGATACGGATGATGGTAGCTCCGTACCGCTACCGTTGGGCAGGAGCCGCCGCGCAGAAGCCCTAGCGGCTAAACTTGGGGCACCCGCAGCTACGACGAGTACTGGCGGGTACCGCTTTCCCAATGTGGCCTACGGCGATCTGCGGGAAGAATACAACACAATCGCAGCGGCGCTGGACACGGAGGAGTACGAGTCTCTGACGATACCGACCCTACGAGAGATAATGGGGCTACCGCAGGGGCCAGCTACTAATCTGATGAACCGACTTCAGAGGGCGAACCTCGTGCCTCCCTACGTGCGAGGTAAATCGCGCACGCTAAATCCATGGCCGTCCGAACCTACGGCGGAGCCAGAAGCCGCGCCTGCGCCAGTGGCCGAAGCCGAACCTGCACCTGCACCTGCACCTGCACCTGCACCTGCACCTGCACCTGCACCTGCACCTGCGCCTGCGCCAGTGGCCGAAGCCGAAGCCGAAGCCGAACCTACGGCGGAGCCAGAAGCCGCGCCTGCACCAGCGCCTGCGCCAGTGGCCGAAGCCGAAGCCGAACCTACGGCGGAGCCAGAAGCCGCGCCTGCGCCAGTGGCGCCGACGCCCCGAAGTCGGCGCCCCTGGGCTTTGGCGCCACTGGCCGAAGAAGATTGGGAAAACTATGTGCTCGAGGAGCCAGAAGCCGCGCCTGCGGTGGGGCCAGCACCTGCGGATCCCGACGACGGCTATGTTCGCCTGTACCATGGGGGCGATGTTGCAAGCGACGGAACGAAGCTAGGAAATACAGTTACTTCTTCTCGGGAGAGGGCGGAAGGCTTCGCGGGCGACGGCGGCCCCCTACGCTATATAGATATGCCCAAAGGCGACGACCGTTTGGAGTACGCAGCGGATAACGATTTCAAGCCGACTACAGAGATTGTCCTAACGCCCGAAGACGTTACCGCTCTAGGGGGGTGGAAAACAATAGCGGACCCCCAGACAGAAACCACGACTGCGTCAGACGCTGCGCCAGATGCCGAAACCACGACCGCGCCAGACGCTGCGCCAGATGCCGAGACCACGACCGCCCCTTCCGCGTTTGCCCAGAGCAACAAAGGTAAAGCGCCACTGGTCCGGGGGAACCAGTGGGCCGCCAAGCCGGAAGCGCGGAATCGGGACGCGCTCGGCGGTGGGGTACGTAACCCCGTTACTGCGTATGCAAACGATATGCAGCCAACGTCCGCGCAAGTGCAAGGTGCGCCTCGTACGGCGCAGGCACCTGCCCCGTCACCCAAAGCCCAGAAGCGCGGTAGACTTCGGGGCGTCGGCGCAGACAGTCGGAATAAGTGGTACGACACGCTTTCTCCTACTGAGCGGGAACTTCTGGACGCCATCGAGGAGGACACAGCTGGGTTGCTCGACCCCCTTACCGAAAGTGACTATGACGCGCTGATTGCGTTGGTGGGCGGGACGGCGAAAGAGGGCACTCTCGCGCCGCAGCGATTCTTTACCCGGTTCTCGAAGCCGGAAACGGCGCTGGATGTGATAATCGCTAACCAAGCGTCAGAGGTCGGGACGGCTGAAGGCCCCAAGCTGTACGACGGACTCACAAAAATGAGCGCGAAGGTCGCAGAGGAGTGGGTCCGCGATAACCTGTCCGCAGACGCAATTACATTCCTAGACCGCCGTGCGAAGCACCACTACACGGTGGGGACCCCAGAGGACGTAGCCGCCGCGAGGAATATCGCAGCGCGGATTACCGAGCTGGAGATTGACCTCCAGATGGAGCAGGAGCAGTCTGGTTGGTCGGATGCTACGAGGATAGCGGACCTAGAGGCCCAGATAGCGGCGCTGAAGCAGGAGGAGAACGCGGCGAAGGCCGAGGCCGACGCAGCCACTACGGACGGTAACTACCAGCGTGCTGACGAATATGCCGCGAAGCTCGGCCGAAAATCCGTTCACGCCTCTCTGCGCGCGCCCCTGCACCCGTTTGCACGTGCTGCCCTACGCGCCGGGAACCTGACCGCGGCCCTTGAGCATCTGGGCTACACGGCACGTAACGCACGCATGAAGAAGTTGGCGTCTAAGCTGTCCAAATACACCGGAAACACGACGGTCGAAGTTGTATCTGACACGGACCCGCGCCTGCGCCGGGGCCTCTCCGACAAGTACGCCTACGGGTCGTTCACGCCGGACACCAACACCATGCTGATAGCGGAGCGGGCGCAGGACTATGAGTCAGTGCTACTGCACGAAGCGGTGCACATGGCGACCGAGAGCGAGCTGCAGAAACCAAGCAGCCCGGTGCGACGACGGCTGGAAAACATCATGAAGTCCGCTGCATCACTGCAGGTGGAGGAGGACCTGTCCACCAGCTTGACGGATGTGCACGAGTTTACCGCCGAAGCCCTCACTAACGGGCGGTTCCAAGAAGCGCTGGACATGATGGCGGAACGGGACAGTGAGATAAGTCTACTCACTAAGGTGAAGCGGGTAATGGAGGGCTTCATCAGGCGCATTATGGGGATGCAGCCGCGCAAGTACCCCACCCCGGAAACTGGTATTGCGGCCACTGACGAGATCGCGGAGCTGGTGGACGGCATCCTTTCCGCCGTCCCTGTCGGGGCAGAGATGAACACCGCTACACCGCGATTTTCTTCTATGGCGGACCCGAAGGTCATGAGTAGAGTAATGCGGTCCGCGTACGACGCAGCCCCAGAGCTGGCGAAGGATAACTTCGACGCTATCCAGCGCACTATAGCGCGCTCCCCGATGCCGAAGCAGGTAGGCAGCGTGTGGCGGGGTCTCGTAGTCCCGCTCCGTAGCCTTACTCAGTACGCCAAGGACGTGCTTCCTATGGCGGCGAAGGCATGGGCTGTAGTCACCGACCATCACCAGACCGTCATGCGCAGAAACGAGAAACTCAAGCGTATGGCCGACGACGTCGCCCGCGATCTGGAACCCCTAGATGCGTCTGCCCGTAAGGCGTTTAACGAGTTTACCGTCAAGGCATCGCGGCTGGAGATTGATCCTCGCTGGTCGCGGGCGGACGCCACGAAGCGGTTTGAGAAGTACAGCTGGCGGTACCGCACAGAAGACGCTACGGGTGCTATGAGTGATTTCGTGTACAAGTACGCTGACTCTGACGCCGAGCGGACTGCGGCAGTGAATGCGTACAACGCAGCCCTGCCCGATAAGACGCGCGCGTCTTATAAGGCTAGAACGGCGTACGATCCGGACACCGAAATGCTCGGTGAGTACACGAAACTACGGGATACGTACGACGCCTTTTCGCCGGAGGTCCAGCGCGCGTACGACAACGTACTTGGCTACTACAAGTACATGCACGGCGAGACCGGCCGGGTGCTGAAGCGGAAGTTGGAACTCCTTCTGCCGGGGCAAGAGAAGCTGCAGAGGACCATGTACGACGAGTTGTACAACAAAATATTCAATCAGGCGTCGCTTACAGCGTACGTCCCCCTCGTGCGCGACGGGAGGTACTGGGTTACGTATCAGATGTACCCAAAACCGGACCAGCCGCCCGAGATCGTCAAGCACGCGTTTATGAGTCGACAGGAGCAGGAAGCCGTAGTCGCGGCCCTTAGAAAGGACGACAAGGTCGAGCAGACCAGTATAGAGGTTACGCTCACACCGTGGAGCCGCGGTGGCGGGAGCAGGTCTGGAGCGCTGGACCTAACGTTTGTCCACGAGGCGATGAACGAGGTGCAGAAGAAGATCGCTGATACCCCCCTAGAGGGGGCAGACCCGAAGCAAGTCTCGGAGCTGGCGACCGAGCTTCGTAAGAGTATCGGCGATCTAGCACTGGCGATGATGCCGGAGCAATCGCTTATGCAGTCCTATAGGAAACGTACGGGGGTACGGGGGGCTAAGGGGGACAAAGATGGTATGCCGGAATCCTTACAGGGAGTCATTGACGACTCGGCAAGTGATGTCATCAGCACCATGCTGCGCAAGGGCGGACTACTGAACCGGCAGCTGGCCAATGTGGAATTTGGGTCGCAGGCGGCGGCCGTAGAACGCGAGATGGACGCGCACCGCAATGCGCGGGCGGCGGCTGGCGCGTCCATGCAAGAGCTGGATAAAATCGACGGCTATATCGAGGCCATCGTTCCCAACATGAAGAATATCTACAAAGAGAAGAACGCCCTTGTCCGCGGCGTAAACTCCGTCGCCTACCTCTGGACGTTGGGCGCGAACCCGTCGTCGGCACTAATGAACCTCACGTCTATGCCTGTGTTCATCGCACCGTACCTCGCTGCAGAACATGGATACACCCCAACGTATGCAGCCATCAACCACGCTATGAAAGTGCTTGGTGCGTCAGGCAAGGAGCGGACGGTTGAGTACATCAAGCCGGATGGCACGGTGGGCACGCGGACGGAGCGGACCAATTTCGGCGGGCGGTCGCTGGAGAACTACACCCTCGGCGATTTCGATGCCACTGCCAACTACGCGGCCGGGGACAACCGCCTGAACCACTATAGTCCGCTAGCGCGCGCTATGGAACGCGCTGGGCTGTTCGCGGACTCCCTAATCTATGACGTGCTAGAGGCGGACAGTATAGAGAACGCAGGCACGGCACAGAAAGTGTCACGGGTCAGCGCGTGGATGATGCACACTACGGAGTCACTTACCCGCGAGACCACTGCAATAGCTGCATTTGATCTTCGTCTAAAGGCCATGGCCGGGGGCAAGCGCATTCGCGAAGACGGCACCATGAGGGTGTCTGATAAACTTACGCAGGCGGACCTCGATCTGGCGGCTAAAGGTGCGGTGGCGGATACTGAACTTACGAACGGTACGATACCGGCTGCCGGAGCGCCGCGGTTCGGCGCGGGCGCTGCGACGCCATTCTACATGTTCAAGCGCCACCCGCTGGCCATGCTTAACCTCATCACGACGGCGTTTAAGCAGGCGTTCCTAGACCCCGCGGAGCTGGATGCGGCACGCAAAGAGTTCGGAGCGGACTCTATGCAGTTCAAGCAGGCGGTGTTTGATCGCCGTGCGGCGAAAATACAGTTTGCGTCCATCCTCACGCACTTGACCGCGCTTAGTGGGATCGCCGGGCTGCCCTTACTTACCGGGGCGGCGGCTATATATGATATGTTGCTCACGGACGAGGACGAGCCTACGCTCATGGAACTAGCGCGTATGAACATCGGCGAGCTGGGATACTACGGCCTCGCCAACTACATGACCGGCGGCGCGCTGTCGGGCCGTATTGGCCTCGGCGGCGCTATTTACCGACCCCCGCTGGGTACGGGGGATCAGTCGCCAATCTTCAACGTGCTGGAGGGGATAGGCGGCCCCGCCGTGGGTTTGACTCTCGGTATGCAGCGTCGAGCGTCTAGGCTCTACGACGACGGGGAGTACTGGCGTATGTGGGAGGCACTGGTTCCCGCGCAGATACGTAACCTGATGCGGGGGTATCGCTATTACGATGAGGGAGGGGCGCTATCCACGCGCGGGGATATGATTACCCCTATGGGCGTCGGTTTCGCTGCCATGCAGACTATGGGTATTGGGTCTGCGGCTGTTGTGCGGGCGGCAGAGGCCAACTCCGCCGGTAAGCGTATAGAAACAGCGATAACAGATAAACGTAGCCAGCTGATGCGTCGCTTGAACGTCGCCAGAAGGGCGGGGGACGGCACGGGCATCGACATGGCGATGATGGATATCTACGAGTTTAACCAAAAATACCCGGAGTACCAAATCACACGCAAGTCCAGAGAGGCGTCCAAGAAGTCATTCGACCGGACGACGGGAGAGATGGTGGGCGGTGTACGCCTCAACCCGAAGCTGCGAGGCCGTATCGAGGAGTTAACGCCGCAGCGGGACAGTTCGTCGTCGTTCTGGGAATGGCTCGGCCTGACATAAAAAACCCCCGACGGTTGTTACGCCGCCGGGGTAGTCCAACAGGGAGGTGTCAGTTACGACACGTGCTCTGTATCACACGCGCCGCCAAAAGCGAAGCCCTAATAGATCACCTACTACTTCTTCTTGTACCGTTAGCTTGTACCCGAACCGTCGTGCCCTCCGGCGCATCTGCCGCGTAAGGTCTTTGATATCCGTGCACGGTATGAATACCGACATGCCGACATCCCACCGGTTCCAGTGCACGACGACCCGAAGGTCGCCGATAAAGATGCCGTCCGCCAACTCACGCTTAGTACGCGCCTCGTAGCGGCTGGATCGGTCACTTGGCGGAGTCAGCGGGCCTCTCCATAGCCACAACGTTGCTAGTTGCTTCTTCACCGGCGAGTTCCATGTCGATAATGGTGACCTTAGCGTGCAGCGGTTCCATAGGCGTGCCCTTAGTGATGTGCCGCTTCACGTTGCGGCGCACGGTGTATGTATTCCCCAGCTCCTTGAGCAGGGCGTCGTAGCTGAGCTGCTGCTTGGAGCACCAGCCGCGGAACGGTTTTGGTAGCAGATACAGCTTCTTGAGGTCCGGTTCATACCGCGCTACTAGCTGCCCATGCGCAGCGGCGTCTGGCACAACAAGGTCCGAACTACCCCCACCGCGCCGCGTGCTGTCGATCCGGAGTATCTTATCCGTGTTCTCCGCAAGGTACGACGCCAACAGGTCCGGAGCAGGCAGGGCAGAGGCGTCCAGCTCCCCCTTGCGGGTATCCAGTAGGGCCACCGTGTAGTCGAACAGGCGCTTCATGTCGTACTGGAGTAGGCCCAATTTCTCCGCCAACAGACCGGCAGCCAACGAACACGACAGTCCCGACGATATGAACCGATCCGCGGTACCCAATCCCGCGGCCTCATCCAGCCGTGCCTGCACCCCCAAGATGAGTTCCAGAACGCGATCTTTGTTGTTCACCACGTAGTTTATGAACACATCACCGGCGAACCCATAGCACTCGCGCTTGATCTTACGTTCAAACACGGACATGTCGGCCTTGCTGCCCGCACGGACGTGCGTGGCCATGCGTATCTCCAGCACGCGGCTCTTCTCCGCTCTGTTATCAGCCTTCAGAACATCCAGCTTGTCATAGAAGCTAGCGTTGCCCGACGAGATAGCGATCAGCGCCCACGGCTCTCCCCGGATACGCTCCACATTAGCCCCACCGGCCATACGGTTCCGCTGCATACCCTGCGTTATGGAATACACTAGGTCGCTAATGTTCTCGGGCGAGGTGCTTGTCATCTCATCGAACACCACAGGGATGTTCTTCATAGCCTCTAGGCGCAGGAGTTTGGAATTGTCCGTGTCCTTGTCGGCCAATGCGAGCAGTTGCGGCTCGCCCCATACGGACAGTGCAGCCAGCTGCAACGTTGTTTTCCCGTAGCCCGTGGAGCTGTTCAGGTGGATTGTAAGCCCGCTGTCGGGCATGAACGCCATCAGCGGCGACCCAAAACTCGCACACATCACCAGCTGATACACCTCCATACCGGGCTGGTCGTATACGGCGACTAGCTCCTTCCACTCCTCCAGCGACCCTTTAGGTTTGAATGCTGGGATGTACTGCTGGGTCATAGGTGTCGGCGTGTTGTTCCGAACGGCACCTTCGGTGTACTCTCGGTCCCCCAATAGAAATGACTCCAACCCTTCAGTCCACCCAAACTGTCTGCGCGCAGCGCTTGCTGTAGTAGTCATCTGTAACTCCTCTATCCAGTCCATGATGTAGTATCCTATAGCCGCCCATTGTTTCTCCCCCCGCGCGGTCACACCTTGCGATGCTAACGCTTTGGAGAACTCCTGCCGCGAATGTAAGACGTGCAGCGGTACTGAGAACTCCCGCACCCCGTCCTTGGGGAGGTGCAATCGCAGCAGCACTGACTCCGATCCCGCCAGTGCATCGAACGTACGTCGTATCACATAAAGGTCATGTGCGTATATAAGTACGTGATCCGGGTTACCCTCCTCGTCCTCCGTCATCTTGTAGACGCCACCACTGGACCCCCTGACGTACGGCTTAGGGAGTTTCGGTACGTCGTATTCCTTGACTATGCCCGTGTCCCTGTCGCGGACCTCTACGGTTATCGGCTCTTCGGGGGCGGCATCCAACTCCTTACCTAGAACGATAGGCGACTTTATCTTGCCCCAGTGCGGGCACCCCTCGCAAATCCCCGGAGAGTATCCGTCGAACTTAGCGCATGTGTATGGACCCTTTATGCCCTGCGCCTTCCGCGTCGTGTCGTCCGGATCGTAGTCCGGGTGCCCCTTTGATATAAACTGTATGGCACGCTCAGAGTCCGCGCAGTGCGCTGCGATAGATAACCCGGCACGCCATAGCGGCTCATCCACCGACGCCGGGGCCCGGACCATTCCCTCGATTTGGGCGCAGCCTGTACCCTCGACTATACGGTCCAGAATAGTACGGAACCGGCTCGTCAGGTTAGAGGACAGCTTCTCCTGCATGGCGCTCATGGACTCACGGACACGGCTGTTACCTGCGGTATCCATCGGCACAAGCGGCACCCCGGCGCTAACCCCCAAGAGGTCTGCCATAGTGTCTAGGCTGACCGGGGCCGGTGTATCTGCGCCGTCCCAAACGACAACCTCTGACGCCTCGCCGTATTTGTAGTTGTGAGTGCCCGGTATCCGTAAAATGCGCGCCGCGTCCGCTGTTACCGCGGGGTCCGCCAAAAGGTCACGGGACACACATGCGGCCTTCAACGCCGCGGCCACCGGCCGCCATTCAGCTACACTAACCGGTACGTCCAGTGTCCAGTATACATGTACGCCGTTGCCGCTATTAACCACTATCGGGTCCGGCAGTGCGTACCCACGGCAAAAACTTGTTAGCGCCCGCAGCGCTGCTTTCTGGTCTATGTAGCCCTTGGGCCTACCACCATCCGGTGGGTTTGCTTTGTCCTCCCCGCAGTCTAGGTCTAAATAGAGCGCCCGCATCTGCCGGGCGTTAGCGGCGTAGCGGTTGCTGTCCTCATTAAATGTAGCGAGACTAAAATACGTATCCCACCCGCGACTGTCGAACTTATTGGCTTCCTGTAGCAGGTCTTCAATGGTGTCGAAAAACCGCTGTATCTTCTTCGTTGCCGCTTCGGTCGCGCCGCGCTGCAATACGAATAGACAGTAGTAACCTTCAGTGCCGACAGTACGCTCCAGAAACTTCCGTGCGTCCATAACATCTTCTTTCTTGTATGAAGGGGGGCCGCACGATTGCGCGGCCCCAGAAGATTACCACCCAGCGATTGAGGTTATCAGGGGGTCCTCGCCGCTGTCTGGTTCGACCTTCTTCGAGGTCTTAGCGTTACGCTTCACAGGCTCAGCCACGGCTTCGGGCTCGTCGTCATCGTCATCGTCATCGGCAACCTCGACGACTTCCTTCTTTTCGCTCCGTACCGGAGCGTCTGGCTCCGACGCAGGGCTGTCCGCTTGGAACACAGTCATAGTAACCGCCGCCTCGGCCGCGGGGGACTCATAGAGCTGATCCGCGACGTCCAACTCCTCCTGATCCACATTGCGGATCGGGCGGAAGAACAACCGTGGCGTCTCACTGTCCTCATCAAACCGGACCTCAGTGACCACGCTGTTAAGCAGGTTCTTCTGCTCAGTAAGGTACGTGGTGTATGCCTGAAGCCCCATGTCGGTACCTGACCGCTTGCCGAAGAACGACGTCGCCGGAATTTGCATCTGGTAGATGTGGTGATCCGGATCGCCTTCCAGCATCAAGGCCAAGCGCACCGAGAAACGACATGCGCGCGACTGCCCTTGTCCAGACCCCTTGATGTTCATCTTACACGCGGCGCAGGTTGGGGACATACGTTCGTCCTTAGCAACGTCGGGGGACGGTGCTTCGCCATCCTGAGACCAGCAACGGGGCGGCTGCGGGTCATCGGGGTCGTATACCGAGTCATAATACGTACGTCCTACGGGGGAGTTACGTACAATGATAATATTGAGCGGGTCAGACTTCGGCTTACCGACCTGCTCGCCGCCAAGCATAAGCCGGAAGCGGCCCCCGCGGATACTGATGCGGCGGGTATCGCCGCGCCCAGACAGCTTCTTAGCGTCCTCGCGCATCCTCTCCGCGGCAACACTGTTTGAAACCGCCATGGGCTTCAGGACTACAAGATCACTCATCGTTAGACTCCTCAGTTTTTGGTTCATGTTTAGGAAGCATCGCTGCATCTATACGGTCCAGATCAAACCGATAGGTTCGATGCACCTTGATGTAGGTATCCTCCGGGATGACACCGTCGTGGACCCACGCCCATGCGGTGTTTAGGTGGACCTTAAAGTGGTCCGCCAATTCTTGTATTGGCACATAGTTTGCCATTACTTGCTTCTCCTAACCGTAACGACGTATTCGCTGTCCACGTTAACGCCGGGCACTACCACACCATCCTCCTCTGCAAGCTGCTTCATCGTGCCTTGGCTGAGCCGTTTCTCAAACAGCTCCGGCATCTTGTTCTCCAATACGAACGCGTGGACCGCGCCCCAATCCGTGGCCCAATACCGGTTGCGAACCTTCCGGAAGAACGTGCCGTGCTGCGTACGGGCGCTCTCGACGCCATTGGTCGCGCAGTACTCCAAAAGCCGTTCGCTAATAAGGTCGAGCTTCCCCCGCAATTCTCCGTCATCGGTGTCGAACTGACGCTTCAACGCGCTGCGGGCGTCGCGTATCTTTATGTATACGTCAGTCAATCGGTCTAGTGACAGGCCGTCAACGTCTGCCTCTACGTCATTCATGACATCCTCCTTGTCGTGATGTATAGTGATATATAGTGCTGTATAGTGTCCCCGTGTGAGCTAGTCAAGCAGTTCTTTGTACAGCGCCACGATTTTAGAGTGCACGTCCACGCGGTCTCGGAGCATCTTGTAGATGCGGTGTTCCACTGGAGCACTGTGTAGCTGTACGACCGTGCACTTATTTACTTGACCGGAGCGGTGCACGCGGGCGTTGGCTTGCGCAAATATCTCCAGAGACGGGGTGGGCGACCACCATACTACGGTGTTGGCGGCCGTCAACGTCACTCCGTGCGCCGCTGCCTGCGGCTGAATAATCAACACGCGCGGGTTAGTGTTGTTCTGGAATGAGTTTATTACCTCGGTACGCTTAGCGACCGGCACCGCCCCTGCGATAACCTCCGTGGATATACCATCCGCGTCCAGCCGCTCCTTTAGCATCCGTATAGTGCTCGTGAACGGCGCGAACACTAGGACCTTGTGGCTGCTCTCGTCGATAGTTTCCCGCAGCGCTTGGTATCTAGCAGATATGTCGAACTCTACAGTGTCGCCCCCATCCGTGTAGACCGCCCCCGCTGCAATCTGTAGCAGCTTGTTCATGTTTACAGCGGCGTTCACCGTGGTGACTTCCGAGTCCGCTAGCTGGAGCACCATGTCCTTCTTCAGCTTCTTGTAGTACATATTCTGCTGGGCGGTCATAGGAACTTCGCGCTTAGTGTAGACCATATCGGGCAGGTCTAAGCATTCTTCCTTGGTGTAGCGGATGGCGGGCTGTAATACGCGATGCACTGTCTCCACCGCTTCGGGCTTCGGGTCCCACTTGAACCGCGTGACCTGCCGCATAACGACGTCCCGGAACCCACCCCACGTGCGGGGGACTGCTGTCGGGTTAATGAGTTTGGCTAGTCCGTAAGCATCCATTGGCCCCTGCGCAGCAGGTGTGCCTGTCATCATCCACAACCAGTCATCCGGACCGACTATACGGTTCAGCGACTTCCACCTAGCTGTCTTGGGGTTTTTGTAATGGCTAGCCTCATCGACAATCACGAGGTCGAACTTACCGGCTAGTATCTCCTTCTCTACGACACGCACGCCATCATAGTTGATGATGACGAACTCTGCACCGCCTTCGATGACCTTCTTCCGTTTGTCGGCGGACCCGTACGCTATGTCCACGGTACGGTGCATGGCTACGTTGAACAGGTCGGCCCGCCACGCAGAGTCCATGATCGAAAGCGGACAGATTATAAGTGCGCGGGATATGCACCCGCGCGTCATTAGGAAGTCCGCCGCCCAGATGGCGCTGGCGCTCTTACCCGTACCCATCTCAGAGAAACAGAACGACTTTTTGTTGGCTACAAGAAACTCTGCCGTCGTGCGTTGGTGGTCGAATGGCGTGAACCGTCCGGGCCAGCTGTACCGTCCCTGCAGGGGGGAGGGCGCGTCGATATTAAGACTTTTCAGCGTAGCTACTTCGCCTACGTCCCAATGGACCAACACTTCGTCGTCGCTAACCACCTTACTTTTGGCGATACATTTAGCGACTATTTTAGGGTTAGGCGTCCGTAGCAGGAGCGCCTTGTTGTCGATAATCCGCATTGACTTCCTCCATTAGGTTACACCTTGCGTGTAACCTTTTTCCCGGTCTTTGTTCCCGGCTTACTCATAGCCCCGCCCCGTGCCCGGTTAGTGCTCCGGGCTTCAAGTCGGGTTCCGTCTGCGTTCGATCCACCACGCGCTAGCGGCTTTTTGTGGCTTATATCTAGCCCCTCGCGGGCCTTCTTGCCGTGCTTCTTGTCGAAGGCGTACCGGGCACGTGCCCGTGTATTGCGATCTCCGGACTCGCCGCGGGCTTTCTGTAGCTGGTATTCTCGTGCGTACGGCCGATCCTTGGTGGGGTTCTTATACGCCATCTGTGACTCCTATGATTGGCCGTTGTGTGCGCACTCTAGCACCGGGCAGTGTGCGCGGCATAGTCCTGACGGGCGCGGGTTGAACACCCCCGACTCGTGCGCCTTCTCTATAGCTGCGTGGCGCTGATACCACCGCGCCCACCGCTCATCCTGCGACGATACCGCGTACTCCGCGCGGATAAACTCATCGGCAATAACGAACAGCAGTCCCGCCTTAACTTCTTCGATCTGGGGGAAGTGCGCGAATGTCGCCAACGCCATCAACTCCAACTGGTCAGGGTCTGCGTAGCGTGCAGACTTGCCGGTCTTGTAGTCAACAACATACGCCGTAGTCCCGTCAACCATCAATAGGTCCACAATGCCGCGAAACCACACTTCGGCATCGAAGAATCCGCACGGCTCCAAGTCCTTGGTCAGGCCCATCTTCAGCTCGCAGTGTTTCTCCCCGGGCCTAGCCCGCAACGTCTCCATAAGCGGTGCATACTGGACAAACTTACCCGGTAGCTCCTCGCCGTTACGGATGAAGTTCTCCGCAGCAGTATGAAATTCCGTCCCGTACTGCGTAGCCGCTGTACCCTCAAACGGAAACTCTCCTAGCACTTTCACGTGGTAGTACTGTTTCGGACACGTCTCAAAGTTCTTGATCCGACTGTAGGACCATGCGCCGACTTCAGTCATTCTTCCAATACTCCCTCTGCTACCTCTGCTACCTCTTTAAGGTATGTATCCGCCATCCACGTAAAGTGCGGCGCTAGAGCCGAATCCGCGTCGCCGTCTATAAACGCGAGGAACATACTCGGCTGCTTGTACGTAGTACGACAGAACTCCAGCATTCTCAGGGCGTGATCTTTGTAGGCGTACCCGCCGTCGTAGGTCATCTTTACCGGGTCTAAAATAACGTACGTCATCGTCTACCCCCTATCCTCCATACCGTCGACTAACGTCCGACTCACAATCCACAGGGAGGCCCTCTGCCCAACCCGGCACCCAGCGCATGGACGCCTCGATATATTCCTGCGCCTCCACTGCGTCCTCCTCCGGAACACAGCACACTACCGAGTCATGTACAGTTAGCACAGGTTGATACCGCTCGGCAATTTTTAACATCTGTTCGCCGACAACACACCGTGCGATTGCCTGACACATGTTCTCCACAACGGCAGCCCCGTATATGTACTTACGTCCTTTCCGTACCTTGTAGTGGTACTCATACCCCCAGCCGTCCTCTTTCTTTTCGCGTTGCAAGTCAGGGTACCGCAGGTACATACCTGACGGTAATAGGACGCCCTCTTCGTCGACATCTACCGCCAGCACATTCGGGCGGCCGAAGTCCATCGCCTTGCCGCGCGACAAGAAGCTCAGCATAGACTGCGCGCTACTCCACAGTCCGCTTATCTCATCATTCGAGGTCCGGTAGATTCCGATAATACGCTCTGCCTCTCCAAGGCTGACCTCGACCCCGGCCTGCATCTTCAAAAACGCCTGTAGCTTAACGTGCCCTACGCCGTACCCCGCTCCCAGAATAACGGTCTTACCTATCTGGCGTTCATGCTTATCAATATCGTCTACTGGCTTGTCGAAAATACGCGAGGCCATAATCTTGTAAACGTCCTCACCGTCGCGAAACGCCGAAACCAAGTCCTCCTGCTCCGCGAGCCACGCCAGCACGCGCGCTTCGATCTGCGAAGAGTCAGCGTCGATAAGCACGTGGCCGTCTGGTGCCATCATGGAGTTCTTGATCTGCTTGGCGTTAGCCCCTCGGCTAGGCAGGTTCTGGAGATTAATTTTATCTGACCCACCCCAGCGTCCTGTGTGCGCGGCGTAGTAGCGTATCGGTATAGGCATCAGGCCCCGCTTCGCTATATCAATAAATCGCTCGGTGCGGGTTTCTTCTAGCGTAGACTTATTCCCTAGCCGGGCTGCGACAATATGCTGCACCCTTATATCCTCGTGCTCCTCAAGCGCCTTAAACGCTTCGTCGGTCTTAGCGAATGCAAACGTTTCCTTACCCGTAGTCGGACTGACCTTCATCGGCGGCTCCACGCCATAGGTGCGGAGTATGTCCGCGAACTTGGGGTTAGACATGAGGTCCTTCTTCTCCGCCACCCCCGCTGCGTCTAGCAGCGCCTGCTTCTGGGCTTTCACCGATACCAAGTGGTCCCGCAGCAGGCGCGCATCCAGCTCTATAACCGGCTCTGTGAACATGCGTAGCGTGGTGTCGATCAGCTTCATCTCCTTGAGGGAAAAACCGTCGAGCATGAACTTACGAAATATCGTATAGGTAAGCTCCGTATCGTTGACGCAGTAGTCCCCGTACCTAGCAAGCTCCGCGTCAGTGAAGTCCTCTAGCCGCTTACCTATAGCGTGGATTACTTCGTCGCCCTTAGCACCCACACCGGTACGTTCCGCTAACGCCTTCAGCCCGTGCGATACCTCGGTGCCGTACACTGCCCGCGACATAAGCATCGTGTCCGCCAGCGCCTTCGGGTGCACACCACACCGCCACGACAGGATCGCACCGTCGAACATGGTGTTCTGGCCCACCAGCATTGAGCTGCTCCACGGTAGGCTGTGCAAGTGCCGTAACACGTCAGCCGCGGCACCAGTTTCCCAAACCGCGGGGGCATCGTTCACCTTGGTAGATACCCCGATAACCTGAAATCGTGGGTCGCGTATATACTCCTCCGTAGTAAGTTTAGACAGGCTGTAGTCCTTGTCGTAATACGTCTCGAAATCCAACGTAATTATGTCCATCTGGGTCATCCTCGTCCGCTGCCGTTGCCGTTGCCGCTGCCGTTGCCGTTGCCGCTGCCTCTGCCGTAGCCGCTGCCTCTGCCGTAGCC